ACGGCGTCCCGCAGCCAGTACGGGGTGGTGGTCCTGTGTCGGTTCGATCCGAAGATTTGGAAGTCGTTCACTGGACGGCCGGAGGCTTCTGCTCCTAAGTTGAAGCGGACGCCGGGTACTGCGATCTTGCTTGAGGGTGGATCCACGGATGAGGCGCAGTTGGTGTTGATCGACCCTGCGCAGGCCCGCGCTGATGCGTTGGCGCATTCTGGTGCGGCGACGGCGGAGCTGCCTGCGGTGAAGGAGCCGACGTTCAGCCTTCGTGAGGTCAGCGATGATTATGGGTTGGATCTGTTGGAACCGTCGGTTTCTTATTCGGCGTTGCGGCGCAGGAAGGCTACGGATGCACAGCGGGGGGAGGAGTGGCTGGGCGACGGGGGTAAGCCGGAAAGGTTCACCCTGCAGCAGTTGACCGATTACAATCGCGAATGGAGCAGCGGTGAGTAGCACTTACAGGCTGATTTGTCTGTCGCATGATCCGCCCTTGGTGATCGATGAGGAGATCACCGCGCACACACCGCCGCCAGGACACCCAGACCATCCGAATTGTGTGTTGGCTCTCGGACGGTGGTCTGGCGCCCTGGTAGAGGTGTGGATGCCGGCTTCTGTCCCGACGCCATCGAATGCGGGCAGGTGGGTGGACACCACCTGGATGCGGGATCATCCGAATATGCTGGATTGGGTATTGCGCCGGTGATGGGACCTGGACACCTAATATCGGGTGCGTTGGTCGGGGTGACGGCTGCGCATCTGGCGGGTCTGCATGGTGGCGATGCGGTGTTGTTGGCGGCGTTGTGGACTTGGACTGCCGACTCCCCCGATATTGATACGCCGCGGAGCTTATTCACCCGCAGTTTAGGTCCGGTGGGTTGGGTGTTGTCCTGGTTGGTCCGCCGTTTCTCCCATGCGTTGGGTCTGCCGGAGCATCGGGGGATCTCGCACATGGCGATTTTCATCCTGCCGGTATGCGGGCTACTTGAGGTGGGCGTTTTCGCGGCCGGTTGGGTGTGGTGGATCGGTCCGGTGGTGTTAGGTGGGATGGTTACGCACCTGCTGGGGGATCTGCCGACGAAATCGGGGGTGCCGGTGTTCTGGTTCCCGGGTCGGGACGAGCGGGGGTGCCGGATCTGGATTACGCCCAGTTGGTTCCGGCTGCAGGTGGGGTCTGATGTGGAGTATTTGGCGGTGTACCCGGTGTTGGTGTTGGGTTTGGTCGCGGTGTCGGTTGTGTGGCCGTATTTCGATTCTATCCGTACCATCGCAGCCCTTGCGTAAAAGCAAGCCCTGTGATATACTTAAACCATGACAAAAACCGCGGTCCGCGCAGTTAACCTGGTCTCGATTATCATCGCGCTTGCCGTGCTATTCATCACCCACAACACGGCGCTGCTGACCCTGGCGGGTTGCGGGGGCGCCTTGAACATAATGGCGCTGTGCCGCAGCTACGAATAAGGAGTTGGATATGACGCAGATCGAAGTCAGGGCGATAGTGACGATCGACGTTGAAGATTGGGCCGCCGAATACGGCGAGAACTCAATCGTGGAGATCAAACGGGAGGTCGACAGCTGGGTGAGGAACCGGATCGCATCAGGGTACGTCGCGGCTCAGGTCGCCACCACCACAGTCGTCATACACTGATGGTCACGCGCCCGCCGCTGCCGGCCGAGATGGCGAAAAGCCTCCTAGCGAACGCGCAGCTGTTGCAGGCGCCGGACCCGTATGAGGCGGCGCTGCGGGCGCTGGACCTGGTGGAGCCCGCGAACCGCGGGTTGGACGACCTGAAGGTGCAGTACTACTGCCGGGTGCGGATGGCACTCGGCCGGTTACAGAGGGGGAGCTACGATGGAGACGACGAAGACGATGAGTGACACCTACCTGATGCCGGATCAGACCAACCGCAGGATCCAGGACATGATCGAATCGGGCGATGAACGGCACGCCCTGGAGCTTCTGGATTCGTTCGTGGCGGCCCTAGCGGCCGGGCGGATCGAATCGGGGAACGTCCGGGATGCTGCTGCGCAGGTCAGCGCCGCGATGGGCCTGTTCTGGGCGGAGATGGAGGCGAGGTCATGATGATCCAACGGTTGAAGGTTCTTTTCGGGTTGTGCCTGGTGGCGTTCGCGTTCACCCTGGCGGCGAGTCTGGGTTCGCCGTTGGGGTTTGTCGGGATTGTGCCGGCAGCTGCGGGGGTGTTGCTGGCGTTCGGTGTGACGATCCCGGAGGAGGACTGGCACCAGTAATCTTGCGTTCAAGCAAGGTCTGTGATATACTGGTGGAACCAAACCACCCGAGGAGCCCGCGATGACCGACCTTCCCACTCCTGCAGATTTCGCCCAGACCTTGATCGGGATGGCCCGCAGTCTGAACGCCGACAACCCGTACGAATCCGCCCGCCAAGCCATCCGGACCAGCATTGACGTCGACGTGGTCGACGGCCGGATGGATTCGACACGCCGAGCCTTCTACGAGGGCACCCTCGCCGCGATTGACCAGGGCGCCACCGACGACACCTACGCCGCGGTCGTGGCGGAGCGGAAGGCTCGGGAAGCCCGCTGGATAGATGCCGCCGCAAGCCGTTTGACCGACCCGAAAGCCAACCCATTCAACCAAGCGCTGACCGAGGCGTTCGCCACAGATCGGGACTTCGATTGCTGTGTTGACGACGGCCTGAACGCCGAAGGCCACGCTCTCTGACCTCCCGCAGGGCCGCGCCCCAGGAGATTCCAGCTCCTGGGGCGCTTGCATGTGCGCAAGCAGACGTGCTAGGATGTGCTATGCCAAGAATCAGTGCCCGATCGAGTATCGAGCAAACCAATCCCTGCTCCGGCAGTGATCCCACCTGCCCATGTCAAGACGGCGACCCTTGCCACTACCGCGCCCACGGTAATACCCCGGCGATGGACCGCCCTTACGATCAACACCCAGCCTTCCTACCCGCCCGAATCGACGGCACCGTAGCACTGGACACCGAAACGTCCGGGCTGCACACCGACGACGGCGCCCGAGTCGCCGTAGTGTCGCTAGCCTGGCAGCAACACGGCGCTGACGGCTGCACCGCGCTGCTGGATGATATCGTGGTCGCCACGACTGGCGAACACATCCGCCGGGTCGCCACTCCCCACGCGGTTTACCTCGACGTGCCGTTCTATGACTGCGACAACCCGGGATGTCTACACGCTGTTGCCTACCCGTTCGACCAAGGTGTCACCGGGAAACCTGAAGACGACGGCCAGACCACCCTGTTCGGCGACGCCAACAACCTCGACGCTGCAGCCTGGACCGACCTGATCGCCTGGTTATCGGCCCGACGGATCACCTACCACAACGCCCTGTTCGACGCCCTGATTATGCGGGCTGGGCATCGCGAATTCGGACTCGGCGTCAACCTGCTGCCGAAGTTCGCCTGGGACACCCAGTTGACCAACCGGGAGCTGCACCCCCGGGAGAACACCTCCCTGAAACCGACCGCCGCCAGGCTTTGGGGGGAGGAGGAACGCAGCAACGAGGCTGAGGTTAAGAACTACCTGCGCCGGCATAAGCTACCGCCCGGTAGGTACGACCTGGTCCCGTGGTCGATCATTGACCCCTACGCCACCTCCGACGCGCACCAGACTAAACGGCTGGAACAGGCGCAACTGCGCAAGATCTACCGACTCGGTGATCAACACCGCAAGAAAACCCTGGAATGGATTCGCCGGGAGTTCGACGTTATGCAGGTGCTGTACGCGATGGAGACCCGCGGCCTACCCTACCCGGCCGAGAGGTCCTTCGAAATCGCCCGGGCGTTGAAGCAGAAACGCGCCGCGATCGCCACCGCCCTCCCGTTCACCCCCACCGAGGCCGGCGCGAAACAATACTACTTCGACACCGGTCAGACCGCCCGCGGGGTGGAATGCCTCGGGTTGACCCCCTACGCGGTCAGCGAGAAAACCCAAGCGCCCAGTCTGACCGCCGACATTCTCGCCCGGATGGTGGACGACGGTGCGCCGCACGCCCAAGCTTGGGCCGACTACGCCCGCCTGTCCACCGCGATCAGCTTGTGGTACGAAGGGTACGCCGTCAAGACCAATCCGCAAGACAAACGGCTGCGGACCCATTTCCGGCAGTTGCAGGTTAAATCCGGCAGGTTCTCGGTCGAACGGGTCAATCTGCAGGCGATCCCGTCGGATTTCAAGATGATCGGGAAGGGTACCTCCCCGTTGCAAGGGTTCGCCACCCCCCGGAATTTGATCGCTTGGGCGGTGCAGCAGTTCTGCCCCGGGTGGGACCTTTGGGAGATGGATCTGGCACAGGCGGAGCTGCGGCTGGCGGCGCATTATGCCGGCTGTAAGCGGATGTTAGATATGGTGAAGCGGAAGGAGGACCTGCATGGGTACACCGCCACCCAAGTGCACCAGGTGTATCCGGATCATCCGGATTGGAAGCTGTACCGACAGCTCGGTAAACGGGAGAACTTCAGCTGTGTGTTCGGCGCCGGGGCGGAGACGGTCCAGAAGATGGTCCTATCGGATTCCGGTATCCGGGTGCCGTTGTATGAGATGGAGAAGTCGGTCCGAGGTTGGAACGAGCTATACCCGGAGTTCTCCGCGGCGCTGGATTCCACCGAGCAGTTGGTGAAACGGCAACGGAAAGTCCGGCTGGCGAACGGCAAATCGTCGTACTTCCAGGTGTATGACGACTACCGGTCGGGATTCTCCAGGCGGGTGCAGGGGTCCCTTGCCGAGGTAGGGAAGGATATCGACCTGTTGGTGGAGCGGCGGCTGGGCGAGTGGGGGGTGCAGGAGCGGGCGGACCTGTCTAAGGAAGCTAAGATCGGCGGCGCTGGGTTACTCCTTGCCGTACACGACTCACAGCTGATGTTGCTGCCGCGCGATGGCGGACAGGAGATGGTGGAGCTGTTGATCGCTGAGGCGGCGGCGTTGGCGACCGACGCGCTGGGTACGATCATGGAGTTGGATGCGAAGCGTTGGGGGTACAGCGAATGAGCAAATACCGCAAGAAGCCCGTGGTGGTCGACGCGGTGCGATGGACCGGCGACAATATCGATGAGGTTTGGGGGTGGGGCGGCGCTGCCGGTATCTACGGGCCGACCGAGCTCGACGGGCTCCGCGTCTGCACGATCGACGGCGTGCTCATCCCGGTCCCGGTCGGCCACTGGATAATCCGAGAGCCGAAACAGGATCGGTTCTATCCGTGCGACCCGGCAGTGTTCGGGGTGACTTACGAGTTGGTGGAATGAGGCGGGCGGGCGCCTACTATGGCACCGTGAGCACCTCCGATTTGAACGAGGCGGACTTGGACGTGTCTGGGTGGGTCCAGCCAGCCCGGGTGATTCAGCTGTTGACGGAAGCGGCCGGGAGGCCGGTGACGGAACAGGACGCGGTGAAGATTGTGATGACCGGGGACGACACGGAGTGGTTGAACGTCTGGATCTATCTGGACCTGGAAGACGAACCACTTGCGTCAACGCAAGAAGCGTGATAAACTCGGAGTTAGCGGCCATCGCCGGGAGTTGGGGTTAGGGACCTCCGGTGGTGGCCGCACTCCACGGGATCGGGGGTGACAGCATGAAGGGTATGACTTGGATCAAGAAGGATGGCGCAACCTGGAGCTAATCCAGGAGGCCCGAGTGCCCCGGCTCCGCTGGTCGGGGCACTTGCTTGTGTGCAAATTGCACTGTTACAATGAAGTACAATCCGCGACGAAGGAGCAACCATGCCAGTACATCCAGGCACCGCCCGTTGGGCTGCGCTGGTCCAGATGGGTATCTTGAAGGATGGTCAGCGCAACTGGTTCTTGGGCGACGCCGCCCGCGAGATCGGCAATCAAAACCTGCCCGCCTACGCCAGTGAGATCGGGGTGGAGTTGGCGAGGCTGGAGCACTACGCCACCGTCGCCCGGTCCTGGGCGACAGAACGCCGGGTTAAAGGCGTCTCCTGGAAGGTCCACGAGGTGTTGGCCTACGACCGGGATCTGATCCGACCGGGGATGACTCTCACTCAGGCACACCGGGCGCTCGGACATTCTACCCAAGGACGCACCGGACCGCGATCCTCCGCCCAAGACCGAGCGACCCAAGTCAAGCAGGCGCTTAAGGACCCTGAGGTCGCCCGGGAAGTGATGGCGGACGATGACACCGCCGCGGTGGCGTTGCAGGCACACACCCGGGTCAGCAACGAACGGACCGCCCGGTTGGACGAGACCCGCCGTGCTGACCCCGGACACGCGGCGTCTAAACACGCGTCGGACTGGGCGGCGATAGCCCACGAGTTGGCGAAGGCCAATGTCGCCCTGAGTGAGACGGTGTCCCGCATCTCGACGATGTCGCCGACCTACCAGCAGCGGCACGAGCTGGCGTCGGAGATCAGTTCGATCGAGTCCAAGTTGGGTTATCTGGATTCGGTGGCGAACAACACCGAACCTCGCACCTTGGATGAGGAGCTGACCCGCCTGCTCGGCTGATTTGCGCGAAAGCAAGGAATGTGCTAGAATGCAAGCAGCGGCGGGAACAGCTCGCCCAACAGGAAGGGCTAAGAGATGCCCTCACACCAGCGGATCGGCAGCGACCAAGCCGCCGCCCTCGTATTGGACGTCCTGATGAGAGCCGGCGACGGCAACCTCACCAAGATCGAAGACGTCGGCAACAAGACCGGGCTCACCCGCGGGAACGTCCACAAGGGATTGACCAAGTTGCGCGAAGAGCTCGCCTCGATCAACCACATCTCGTTCGTCTCGGCGCTGGGCCGGTCCGGCGGGGTGGGTTTGACCACCGACAACGACACCGCGGTGGTGTACGTGAAACTGCGCGCCCGGATCGCTCAAGTGCAACTACACCGGGTCCGGGCTGGCACCCTGGAGGCGATGGAGCAGAACGCGAGGGGCGCCGACCGGGCCGTACAGGCGCGGGTCGCCATCGCGATGCAATCCCACGACCGCCTGGTCCAGGACCTGCAAATGGTCCAGGACGTGTTGGCCGATTAATGACCGGTCGGCCGCCCCGGGGAGGCGGCCGACCCTTTCCTTGGAGATACCATGACCGATTCGAAACACCTTAAGGACGAGACCCCGCCCCGCCCGGACAGTCTCGCCGCTGCGTTCGGCCGGTTCACTAAAACCCCCGAGCAGGCTCGGCTCGAGCGGGTCCGTGCCCGTCGGAAGGCGCGGGAGGAGGCGATCGGGCGGGCCTCCGCGATGGTCGCCATGATCGCCGTACTGGCGCTCCTGCTGCTAGCCTGCGCGGTCGGCGCTTATGAGTTGCTGCGCTGGGTCGGATTGGTCTGATGCGAACCGGTCGGGTTCGCCGCTCCGCCAAGGTTGTGGACCTGGAATCGTTGCGGGCCGACGCGATACGTTGGCGCCGGTTCGAAGCCATGGTCGAAGATTCCGAACGGTACCGGTACGGTGCCGACCGGCCGGCGACCGAATACGCCCGGGTGATGTTCGCCCGGGTGGGGCGGGCCGTGATCGAAGCCCAAGCCGCGGTGGAGAAGACCGCCTCCGGAGTACCGGCCGGGGCGTTGTGGCACCAAGCCCTGCCGAGGTTCCATCTGGCCAAGCGGCACGAAGAGTAGTAACATGAACACTGCGCGACCCCCGCGCGGTATGGGCGCCCCGGTGGACACCCGTGGTACGGTGTCAGAGGATCACCGGGGCGCCGCCCTGTCAAACGAGTCCAACTCACGGGAGTTACGATGGCTTCACTAGCGCCGGTCGACCTGCAGTTGTACGTGCAAGTACAGGACACCTATTACCCGATCGGGACTATTAAGGTACCGATCGAGATCACTCCGGTCAGCAACTCCGACGGTTCGATCTCGATCTCGGTCGGGGTAGACGCCCAAGCCCTCGCGGAGGAGTCGCAGGGCACCCCCGCCTGACCTTGCGTGCTGCCAAGGTCGCATGGTAAGATAGGTCTTGCAGCAAGGCACCAGATCCGCCGGCACCCGCAGAGCGTGCTCCCCCCGACGCGCGACGCGGGTGCCGGCCCTTATCCGGCCCGCGAACGGGAGAATCAATGATGAGCAAGCTTACGGTGGTCGTCGGCGGCCAGTACGGCTCGGAAGCGAAAGGCGCCTGCGCCGCCTACCTCGCCCGCACCAGCAAACACCAGAGGATCGTCGGAGTCAGGGTCGCCGGCCCCAACGCCGGGCACACCGCCTATGACAGCGAAGGTCGCAAGTGGGCGCTTCGGCAGGTGCCTGTGATCGCTGTCGGGCGCCCCGACGCTAGCCTGACCATCGGCGCAGGGTCGGAGATCGACCTGCAAGTCCTGGCGAACGAAGTGGTCGCGTTGGACGACGCCGGCCTGGACGTCGGGCAACGGCTGATCGTGGACACTGCAGCGACCCTGATCACCTCAGCGGAGAAAGACACCGAACAGGAGGTGAAGTTGACCGAGCGGATCGGATCCACCAGTAAGGGGGTCGGCGCCGCACGTGCCGCACGGGCGATGCGCACCGCCTTCACCGTGCGGGACGCGATGAACGGTTGGCAGGCCCGCCGAGCTGCGGAATCCGCCAACGACGCGTTCGGGTATCCGCCGGTGTCGAACACCGACCCGATACAGGCGCTGGCCGACCGCGGTGTCGCATTCTGCGACGATACCGCCGCGATACTGAACAACGACCTGACCCACCGCAACGCACACGTCATCCTGGAAGGCACCCAAGGTTACGGGCTCGGGTTGCACACCCAACACTACCCGCAAGTGACCTCCTCGGACTGCCGGGCGATCGACTTCCTGGCCATGGCAGGAATCAACCCCTGGACCGTCACCCCCGGCTGGTTGGAAGTCTGGGTGGTCTTGCGGGTCTATCCGATCCGGGTTGCCGGCAACTCCGGCCCGTTGAAGGACGAAACCAGCTGGGAGGAGCTCGGCTTACCGGCAGAGAAAACCACCGTCACTAACAAGACCCGCCGGGTCGGCGGTTGGGACTCGGAGCTTGCCAGCGCCGCGATCGATGCTAACGGCGGCCCGGATCAAGGACCGGTCCGGGTGTGGTTGTCGATGGTGGATCAACAGCTCCCGGACGTCGGTGGGTGGACCGGTCGGCTCAGTGATATTAACGTCGACCGGGGCGATCATAAGGAGCTGAGGGCGTTGCTGGATCAGGTCGAGTACGACTGCGGGGTTCGCCCCTCAATTATCGGCACCGGCCCGGGCACCGTCCTGGAAGTGATGAGCCGATGAGCAACGTCCATAAGATCGAAGAGGAGACCGTCCGGATGGAACAGGCTAAGACCGACGAGTTCGAGGAGAGGGTCGGAGAGATCGCGGACTGGTGGGGAAGGCATGCCGCTGTCACTATCTCCCGTACCACCCCCAAGGCGATCCAATATGGCGCGTCGGATTTGGACTTGATGGGTCAAGCGATGGTCGGGATGATGGGGGACCGGTTGGATGGCGCGACCGACGAAGAGAAGGCACAGTACGGCCGCTATGCCGCCACTGCGTTCTACGCCTTAGGTAAGGTGGCGCGGATCTTCGGGGCGTTAGAGCAGGGCGTACTACCACATCCGGATTCCGAATTTGACCTGGAGGTCTATTCGGTGATGATGACGCGGATCCGTGACACGGGTCGGTGGGTCTAATGGCCGCCTCGAAACCCGCGGTGCGGGCTCGGGCGCGCCGGCTGGCCAGCGTGAAGCCGGAGGAGCGGACCACCATCCGGCAACACTGCTACTCCCAAGCGCACGTCGCCGAAGAGTTCGACCGCCTCGAAACTCGGTATAAGCGGGAGGGCCGTGGATCGGCGAAGGAGCTACACCGGGACCACCCGACCAGGGACAGCTTGGCGGCGTTCCTGCAGGAGACCGGCGGGGGTACTTGTGGGCTGTTGTGCGCCCTGGTAGATTGCGTACCAGCAAGCTTGCCTACAAGCAATGAGGAGGTCCGGTTGTGATCTACTTCGCCCACCCCATCGACCGCGCAGGCCGGGCGGAAGGGTCGATCGATGCTCGGGTACACATCCGGACCGCCGCCGCAGCCTACAAGGTAAACTTGTACGAACCCGGCCATGCGTTCAACATCTACGCCGAAGGTCCGGAACCCGCCATCGCCGACATCAACCTATCCGCCCAAGAGGCATGCGAAGGGTTGATCGCCTACCTGCCGGCGGGCGTCCCGACCTACGGCGTACCGGTGGAGATCAACCGGACCCTGCAATACAATCAAAAATGCGCCGTCCTGACCGATATCGACATCGACCGGAATTACGCGATGCCGCAATCCGACGACCGAATCCGTTACTTCACGCCGTCCCACACCGGCGCCTATTCAGCGATGGCCTTCCTGACCGGCCACGGATTGTCGGCCGACTCCGCCGCTGAGGAGCTTATCGCCAACACCGCCAGGTGGGCCGCCACCAAATACGGGAAGATCGCACAGACCGAAAGCGACCGGACCGCATGGGCGCCCTCCGAGCAAAAATACTCTGCAGCCGAGCTGCCGATGCAGATGGTATCCGGCACCGTCCAATGCCCCACCCGGGTACACCCGGACGACGCCGGCCTGGACCTGTACGTGTCTGAAGCTGCGGCAGTGCCGCCACGCAGCTTCGTCGACATCCACTGCGGGATCGCCGTCCAACTGCCAGCCCACACCTGGGGATTCTTGGTCGGGCGGTCTTCCACCCTCCGGAAGCGCGGGCTCCTGGTCAACCCTGGTATCATAGACTGCGGCTACCGCGGCGAGCTATACGCAGGAGTACAGAACATGACCGACGAACCGGTGAAGGTTGGAGTCGGCGAACGGCTCGCCCAGTTGATCATCCTGGAAAACAGCACCCGCGGCCTAACCCCGGTGTGGGCGAAAGAGTTGACCAGCCACGCCCGCGGCAGCAACGGGTTCGGTTCATCCGGCAGTTAAGAAGCCAACTGTCCAGCGGCCCCGACGACACCCCTGACGCGTCGGGGCCGCGCCATACCTGGCACCTTGCGCCTGAGCCGGGTAAACTGAGAGGATGAAGTGGGAGCAGCCGCCGGCAGAAGGATCCGGAAAACCGTACTGCCACTACATCAATAAACGCTCCGGCACGCCCTGCAAGAACCCGCCGATGCATGGTATTGACAAATGTAACGTCCATGCCGGTGGGTCCCGGAAGATGGCTAAGCAGAATGCGGTGGAGCAGCAGGTCGTGGCGGTTGTGTCGGACTACAAGCCCGACATTGTCGTCGATAACCCGCTGACCGCGTTGGCGGAAGTGTCGGCGGAGGTCACCGAGGTTAAGGACCTGTTCGCCGCGAAGGCCCGCGCGCTGGTGAAGGCCGGCGACTCCCGGTACATGTCCGACGTCGGCACCGAACAACTCCGTTCCGAAGTGGCGCTATACGAGCGGGCGCTGGACCGCTGCGTCGCCACTCTCGCCACCATCGCCAAGCTGAATATCGACGAACGGCTCGCCAAAGTATCGGAGGCGCAGATCGACCTGGTCGATCGGGCGCTAACCACCGCGTTGATCCAAGCGGGTCTTAACCACATCCAACAGACCGCGGTCCGCGGCGAATTCGCCCACGTACTTCGAGTCCAATCCCGCCGAGCCGACAAACCGAACGTACGATGAGGTGGGACGAATTCGCCGGCCGGCTCGCCGATCGGATGGAAGAACCCACCCGGCAGCGGACATGGCGTCAGAAAGGGCGGCCGGCGCAATTCCCGCCAGACGTCCCCTGGAACATTTGGTTGATCATGGCAGGCCGCGGGTTTGGGAAGACCTTCACCGGCGCCGGTTGGATCACCGAACAGGCCGCAACCCACCCGGGGTCCGCCTGGGGGGTGTTCGCCCCCACCTACTCCGACGTCCGCCGGATCTGTGTAGAAGGCGAATCCGGGATCTTGAAAGCGGCGATACCCGGCGAGATCGGAGACGGCGGGTACAACCGGACACTGGGTGAGATCAGATTCTACAACGGCTCCGTGATCTACATGATCTCGGCGGATCAGCCAGAACGAGCCCGCGGACACAACCTGTGGGGCGCTTGGTGTGACGAGTTGGGCTCCTGGCGCCGCGAAGAAACCTGGTACGAAGGGTTGGTCCCGGCCGTCCGGTTGGGCGCGTCCCAGATCGTTGTCACCACCACCCCCCGCCCGACTAAACTGGTCCGGGACCTGTTCAGCCGCAAAGACGGATCAGTCAAGATCACCCGCGGGTCGACCTTCGACAACGCCGATAACCTGTCTGCGGTGGCGTTGCAGGAACTCCGCCGCCGGTACGAAGGGACCCGGTTGGGCAGGCAGGAGTTGGAGGGGCAGCTGCTGGATGACATCGAGGGTGCGCTGTGGCAACGCGATCTGATCCAATATTGGCCGGCCGACTCCGCCGCCCCCGCATTCGAACGGGTGGTGGTGGCGATCGACCCGGCCGTCACCGCCGGAGAAGATTCGGATGAGACTGGGATAATTGCCGCCGGCCGGCTGCCTGACGACGCCGGGTACATCATCCTGCGGGACAAATCGGACCGGCTGGTATCGGCGGAATGGGGGAAGCGCGCCGTCTCGACGTTCAAATTCCTGCACGGGGATCGGATGGTCGCTGAGGTCAACAACGGTGGGGACCTGGTGGAGTCCTTGATCCGCTCGATCGACCCGGAAATCCCATATAGGGCGGTGCGGGCGTCCCGCGGGAAGATCACCCGGGCGGAGCCGATCGCATCCCTGTATGAACAGAAGAAGGTGTGGCATGCGGAGGTGTTCACCGACCTGGAGGACCAGATGTGCACCTACACCCCCGGGGATAAATCACCAGATCGGGTTGACGCTCTGGTGTGGGCCTTGACCGAACTGTCCGAGGTCGAACGGAAGACCGTGATGACTTGGGCGGGGCCGGCCAGACCGAAGCCGGACTATGAGGTCCCGCATGCGGTCAATGAAGAGCAGAAAGTGATCGAGCATGCCCTGTTCGGGCTGCCAGAACCAGGGGGGTGGAACTGATGTGGGTCTGGTTTGTGCTAGTTTTGATACCGGTCGCGGTGGTATCATTTACCGCAGGGCGGTATTTCACCGTCCTACAGGTACCGCGCATCGTCGCCCAGATGAACGACCGAGAACTGTCGGCTTTGGGCGGAAAGGTGCACGACCTCAGGCAGGGGTGACGGGTGTCGTTTATTACGCGGTTGGCGTCCGGAACCAGAGCCACCGCGGTCGTCCGCCGCCCTGTCACCGACGTTGGTAAGGCGATCCGTCCACCTACAGCAGCGAATGTCGCGACGGTCTACTCCACCCCCGGGATGCCGCAGACCAACACCATCAACGGCAACGTCGCGTTGCAGGTCGGGTATTACGGGCACCTGTACTCCGCCCGCTGCGCCATCAAGATCGCCCAGACCATCGCCGGTCTGCCGATCCGCGCCGGGTTGGACCCGAATAAACCGGACCGGTGGGACGCCAACGCGCCGCTGGCGAGGCTACTCGGCCCACCACCTGGGTCGCCCGCCCCGGGGATCACCCCGCGGGCGTTGATCCGTTGGTCACTGCTGCATTACCTGTTCACCGGCAGGTATTCTTGGGAGACCGTCCCGTACAAGGACAACCCGAAATCGGTCGGTGGGTTGTTCCCGCTCCCGTCGATGTACCTGAACCCGATCGAATCCGAACCGCCCGCGGTTAAGCCGTGGTCCGGGTTTGTCTACCAGACCCCGAAGCAGAAGCGGCTGTTGCGGGTCGATCAGGTCCACTACGGGTGGCGCCCCAGCCTCGAAGATTGGCGCAAACCCGAAACCCCACTGCAGTGGATGCGGTTGAGTTTGGACGTGTCCGAGGCGATGGACATCTACATGCGGTCGTTCATGCGCAACAACATGGCGTTGACCACCCTGATCGTGACCCCGCCGTTCGGCAACGACAATTTGCGGCAGGCGTTCCAGGACCAGTTCATGTCGTCGTTCACCGGCGCGAAGAACGCCGGTTCAACCTTATTCTCGGAGGTTGATGGCGCCAAGGATGGGCAGCGGACGATCCAGGTGGAAAAGATCGGGGCGTCGGCGAAGGACGCCCAGTTGTTGGAGTTGAAGGCTGCCGCCCGCGACGAAGTGCTGGACGGTTGGGGGGTGCCGAGGTCGCTGTTGGGGAACGCAACCGAACGGACCTACGAGAACGCCGACCAGGAACACCGCAACTATTGGACCGGGACGGTCCTGGAGTGGATCGCGGAGTTTCAGGACGCGGTCAATACGGACTTGTCGCCGCGGTTGGGCGACGAGGTGATGTGGTTCGACCTGTCGCAGGTGGCGGCGTTGAAACCGCCGATGCGGTTCCAGCCGGAACCGGCGAGTGCGCTGGTTGCCGCGGGGATTGTAGACGGCGACGAGGCCCGGGAGGAGTACGGCCTGGATCCGCGCGCGGCCGGTGCTGTGATTACTGCGGCGCCGGTGCCGGATCAGGACGACACCCCCGGGTCTGCCGGCGGATCCACCAATAAGGGCGCCGGGTTGGGCGGTCGTTCGGACGAGTTGGTGTTCCGGTTGCTGGACATGCTCGAGTACCGCTACGACACTTCACCGTTGGGGACGGGTAAGAATTGGGTGACGAAGGCCGGTGGTCTGCCGTTGTTCATCCGGGCGCTGGCGCATGCTTTCATGCGCCCGCCCGAGTCGCTGCCGGAAAGCGAAGCAATCCAACGGGCAATCGGGGACTGTTACAACTGGGCGGAAGGTCGGCCCTCCGGCAACGGCGGCAAGCCCAGCCCGAAGACTCAGGCGAAAGCCGTCGCCGCGATTGCGGAATTCAAGGCGAAAGCCGCATCCAGCCACGGCGGCCGGGACGTCGCAGTGATCACCGAACACGGTTTGCAAGGCGCCGGGCTGCTACTGCCGGTCGGTCCGGCCAGTAAGACCTCGAAGGCCCCGCCGCACCGTTTCGTCGCCAAGGGCGGTAAACCGCAGACTTGCGAGGTGTGCGGACTGCACCGGACCTCGAGCATTCACAAGAAGACAGCGGAGAGGGCACCAGAGCCGGTCGTGGTGGTCCGCCACTCGGGACCGGGGCACCTGCCAGTCCCGACCGGGCACGCCAAGAACCGCGCCGCCCGCCGACTGGGGCACTCCAGGGTGGTGGACCGACACGCCCGCGCCACCGAGGGCCACCTGGAGGCGAGCCTACACGAACTGTTCACCAAACAAGCCAAATCGACCGTGTCGAGGCTACAGGGCAACCGCGGCCGACAAATGGTCAGAGACACCGTCCAACCGGTCGAACACCCGGAGGAGCAGCCGCTGCCGCCGGTAGACGCCGCGAAAATCTTCGACGTCGCATTCTGGACCGATCAGACCGCCGGGCGGGTAGGGAACGTCTTCCAATCGATCCAAGCGTTGATCCCCGGACATGTCGGCGCGATGATCAACCTGCCAGCCGATACCGACGACTCCGGCGCAGTCGCGTCGGTCGACCGGTTGCTGCGCGGCCGGGCGAACCAGCTGGCCGGGCAAGTAACCGACCAGACCTATAAGGAGATCATTGGGGCGTTGACGGAAGGCGTGAACGCCGGTGATGGGATCTCCGCGTTGACCTCGAGAGTCCAGAAGGTGTTCGACAACGCCGACCGGGTTCGCGCCCAAACCATCGCCCGCACCGAGGTGCAAGGTGCGGTTAACGGGGCGCAGCTGGCCTATGGTGCCGCGCTGCCGAACGCGACCGAGCTTGAGAAAGAGTGGCTGGCTACCCCGGACGACCGGACCCGCGAATCGCACAAAGCCGCGAACGGGCAGCGGGTGCCGCTTGGGCAGCCGTTCGATCTTGGACCTGAGCACGCTAAGCTGATGTATTCGGGCGATCCGCAGGGACCGCCCGAGGAAGTGATTAATTGCAGATGCACGCAGTTGATCGTGCCGATGAACGAACCACAGGATTAAGGAGCCCACGATGTCGGGTTTGCAATACCGGGTGGCGCCCGAGGGCTCCGTCCGCGACATGGACGACACCAAACGCCAAGCGTTGGTCAGCTTCCCGTGGGAGGTGCTGGATACCTACAAGACCGACTTCGAACGGTCCGCGTTCGACGCGGAGTTGGCGGTGCGGCTACCGACCGCCTGCTGGCAGCACATCCGGTCGGAACCGATCGGGCGGGCGATTGAACATCAGAAGACCAGCAAGGCGAATGAGCTGCGGGTGCAGTTCAGCGACTTCGACGCGGTGCCGCGAGCCCGGCAGGCGTTCACCCAGATGCGGGACGGCGACATCGAGGACTGGTCTTACGGGTTCGACAAGGCGAAATCGATCAAACATCCGGACGGCGACCCGACCCACAACAGGTTCATGCAAGCCCGGATGGCGGAGATCTCCCCGGTAACGGTCGGGTCGATCCCCGGAGCTACCACGCTCGGTGTCCGGTCGGATCCCGGTCTGTCCCTGGCGGGGGTGGATGTCGCCGGTTTGCGAGCATTGCGGGACGATGGGACGATCACCGATGAGGAGTTGAAGCAGATCCTCGGGTTGGGCGGCGAAGGCTTAGTCATCCCGGAGCATCGGGATCCGGAGGAGTTGGCGCAGTTGGTCCGGCAGGCCCTGGATGCGGTGGATGGCGCCGGCCCAGATGAGGTCGAGGTTGCGTTGGCTGAAGCTGGGTTGCTGGCGGATGAACTACTGGAGTCGATGGGTGTGCAGCGGGCCGCCGCACCCCCACCTCCGTACGGCAATGTGGAGTACGCCGACCCCGGGTACCAGGCGGATAAGAAGAAGCGCTACCCGTTGGACACGAAGGCACGCGTGATTGCGGCGCTTTCGTACATCGGGCAGGCGAAGAACGCCGGCCAATACTCGGCGGATGATTTGGCGAAGGTGAAGGCGAAGATCGAGGCGGCGGCGAAGAAGATGAAGATCGGTGACCGCGCCGATGAGCCAGAGGAGCCGACACCGGTAGTGCCGGAGCTTGCGCAGCGCGCCGCGTCGGTGTTCAGCCGGGATTTGGGTGGTCGTTTTTTCGAGTGAGCCGAGATCTTGCGTTTGAGCAAGGCTCGGCGTATAATGATAACATGATTCGCGCCGCCGACCCAACGACTCCGGCACAGTACAAACGCCTGCTCGAACTCGGTTGGTCTCACGGCGTGTCTACTCTGACTACAGCCGAAGCCGATTGGCTGATCAAGGATCTGGAGAAGAAATCCAAGACTACGTCAAGCCTTGAAGGCAAGGACGCCGGCACGATGAGCGTTGAACAGAAAATCGAAGCCTACCGTCAAATGCACGGCAGAGATCCGTCGCCCGCGCAAATCGCGAAGCTGAAGAAGACCCAAGTCCACCATTGGAAACACGGCTGGATCCCCGTAGGCTAATCCGCCCGCCAATCGGCCCGACTCCAACACCTCCGGAGTCGGGCCGATTGTTGTTCGACCGATTCATAGCGTAAAATCGAACACGACGAGGGCCAGCCGAGATTGCTAGTCCTGTCATTGGAAGATCCACCGTATCCATTGACAGGAGAGATCATGGTTGACAAGCCACTCAAGGACATGTCCGTCCTGGAGTTGCAAGCCCACCTGGCGGACCTGCGGGCCGACTTCACCGTCAAGTCCGAACTCGAGCGCAACGACGAGAACAGCAAGGCCACCCGGGCGGTCGTGGAAGAGGCCGAACGCGCCGACGTCCACCTGATGATCGCAAAATCGGTCGAACAGGGTGCACGGCAGCTCGCCACGCCGGAAGCCTACGGGCTACGAGTCGCTGAAGGCGTCCGCACCGCCGGTGACCAAGTATACGAACAGGAAGACTTCAAGCAGTGGGCGGAGCGGGGCGCCAACGGCGTCTCCCCCACCGTCGAACTGCAATACGGTATCCGCGCCCCCATCTTCGAATGGGGTTCAGGCGGTCCGCCCAACGCCGCCACCAACGGCGTCACCTCGCTGTTGCCGGTCGGACAGCCGATCGCCCCGACCCCGCGCCGCGCCAGACTGTTCATGCGGGACCTCATCCCGGTACAACGGACTGGCCTTTCCACCATCCCGTACGTCCGGGAGCTCAACCCGGTCAGCCTGGAAGGCGGCGCATCGGCGGTCCAGGAAGGCAACGTCAAGCCCGACGTCAGCCTGTCGTTCCAGGGTGCACAAGCGCCGATCACGGTCGTCGCCGGCAACATGACCGTCAGCAAGCAGATCTTCGAAGACGCCCAGACCGTGATGGATTACATCAACGGCCGGCTGCCCTACTTGGTGCAGGTTCGGGAAGACGCGGAGATCATCGCCGGTTCCGGTACTTGGCCAGACATCTCCGGTATCCGCAACGACGCCGGCCGCCAACAGCTCAACGGCGGCACGGACTTCGCCACCGCGATCGCCAACGGCATCGCCGCGGTGGAGCTGCACGACGGCACCGCCACCGCCTGCGTTCTGAACCCGACCGACGCTTGGGCGATGTTCACCCGTCGAGCATCCACCTCCGGCATCTTCGACGCCGGTGTCCCCTTCTCGCTGGGGATGACCGAGAACCTGACGGTGTGGGGACTGCCGACCAAACGCTCCCGGATCTACCCGGTCGGGCGTTGTCTGGTGGCGGACTTCGAACTGGGCGCGATCCTGTTCGACCGCGAATCGGTCAACGTGCAGGTCTACCCGCAACACGCCGACTACCCGGTTCGGAACCAGGTGCTGATCCAGGCGGAGGAGCGGGTCGGTTTGGCGTTGCCCCGTCCGGACCTGTTCGCCGACGTGGCGTTCGTCTAATCGGACCTGGTCGCGGCTGCCAACGGGTCAGACCGGACAGGCACCGCGGGTGGAAGGAGGGGCGTAGTGGGCGACCTGGTTACCTACTTCAGTTATTGCGACGTAACCAAGGATTTCACTACGCCCCTCGATCGGGTGATGACCGCCCTATCCAAGGCGATCAGCACAGCGGAGGAACGGACCAACCGGACCTTCCGCAAAGGCGACTACACCGAGGTGCTGTACGTCTACCCGAACAACCGGGTCTACCCGGCGGCGACCCCCATCGCCTCAGTCCAGACCGGGCAAGGCGCGTTCCGGATCGAGGGGGACGCGCTGTGGATCGGCTGGTTCGACCCCTACCCGGTGGTTAACGTTGGTGAAGTCGGCGGAATCGGCGGGTTTCCGCCACAAGCAACCGTCACCTACACCGGCGGGTACGAAGATGGGGCGTTGCCACAAGAATTGAACGACGCCATCTGTGCGGTCGCCTGGCGCCGCACCCACCCGGTAGTCCTGGAAGGGTTGCCGGTTGGTGCCGGTTCGCCGCACGTCGGCGACGTCGGGTTCACATCCTCCGGTGCGTTGGCCGCGATCAGCCCCAACATCGAAACCGCCACCGCGCAGGTGTTCAAGAAATACGCCCGACCGTCGGTGAGGGCGTGGCACCGGTGATCCCCCTGATGACTACCACGATCTCCGTCCGCCGCCCGGACCGAACCGGCGACAAATACGACCCACAGTCTCCGCCGGTGTTACTGGCGACCGGAATCCGCGCCGGGATCACCAACGACACCGGCACGACCGTCCTGGTCGGCGGTACCCGGACCGAATACACGAAAGTGCTGAACTGCGACCCGACCGACATCAAACCCGGCGACATCGTCCAAGACGACAACACCGGCGACAACTACCGGGTTAACTGGGCCACGCTGCGCCAAGGGCTCGGCCTGGACCACATCAATGGACGCCTCCGTTTGATCGAGGGGGCGTTCTGATGGTCCGAATGGGCGAATGGAACGAACAAGCCTGGTATGACCTGTTCGAGACCGTCGACGGACCGGTCGGGCGGGACCTGAACAACCGCGGTCTGCGCGGCGTCGCCATGCAGAAACGGCTACTGTCCCAACACGGCTCAGGCCGGGTCTACACACAAACGTTCTTCATCAAAGATGGGCAGCTGCGGGTCGGCGGTAACCGCCCACCACACCAAGCATCGGCGCCCGGCGAACCGCCGGCCACAGACACCGGCCGGCTGCGCGCCGCCCTGTCGCATTACGTCACCCACGACGAACACGGACTCCGGTTGGACGTCGGATCCGGCGCTAACCCGGCAATTCCCGGGGTGGTGTACGCGATCTACCTCGAGCTCGGCTGGGTGAACGTCGAAACCGGCACCCACGCAGAGCCGCGCCCGTTCATCCGCCCAAGCATGGAGGCGTTGAGGTGACGCTCCCACTACTGACCACGCCGAATATCGAACGGGAGATTCGTCCTTGGGCTGCCGCCCAACCGCGGCTGTCCTACTTCGGCGGCAGGTTCTATTGGGCGTTCGCGCCGGAAGTGACCTACCCGGCCTGCCGGGTGTATAAGTCCGGCGGCGGCCGGGTCCGCAACGGCGGCGATACCCCCGAATGGGAAATTAACCTCGCCTGGGATACCTGGTCAGACCAGGAAGGTGAATACCAGAACCTGCGGGACGCCACCGACGAACTCGAAGCGTTGATCGAATACCTCACGACCGGATCCGGACCGCAGACGATCGGTACCGTGGTCGTCCTGGACAGCTGGGTCAATGCATCGCTACCGTCACCGGATCCAGCGTCGGGGTGGCCACGGTTCATTGTGGACTCGACCTTCCGGTGTGTTCCCGCGAGTGCGGGATGATAAAGCTCCTGGGGCGCGCCGCGTACCAGGGAAACCCCACTCATAGGGAGTAGGAGATGGCTAACTCGTTCGACGGCAACAACGTAAAGGTTGGGCCGGGCACGCTGTACGCGGCGCCACTCGGTACGCCGGAACCCGCTGGCAACACCGTCGCCTGGCCGTCGGCCTGGCAACAGCTCGGGTACACCGATAACGGGTCGGAGTTCGATATGAACCCGACCACCGCGGCGGTAGAGGTCGAAGAGGAATATTGGCCGATCCGCAACGTCACCACCGCGATCGCCGCGACGATGACGTTCGCGTTGGCCGAGCAGACCGCCCGTAACCTGGCGTTGTCCCTCAACGTCGGTATCGGTTCCGGCGTCAACGGCACTAACCTACAGGCCACCGGGAACGGTGCCGGTGGTGCAGCCACCGATATCTGGGTGGAACCGCCGAACATCGGTGCGGAGGTCCGGGTCATGCTCGGTTGGGATAGCCTCAGCCCTACAGGCGCGGGGACGGCTGCATCGTTCGGCCGGTTGATCTGCCGCCAGACCTACCAGTCCGGCACCATGAAGATCACCCGCCAAAAGGGCAACAACAAGGCGACCTACGCCTGCGAGTTCAGCCTGGAGAAGCCAACCGGCCTCCAGCCGTTCAGATTCTGGTTCCCGGCAGCGCTGGGCGGCGGGATCGTCCTAGGGACAGGAACCTAAACCATGTCAGCCGAGCAGCAGGACCAGGACGGTACGGTCACCGAAATCGAGGCGGCCGTACCGCACCTGGATTTGGACAACCGGCAGCAACAACCGGTGTCGTGCACCTTCGCCCTGGATGGGCGGGATTGGTCCTGCCGGGATTCCACCGACGTACCGTTTGGGGTCGCCGCGCGGATGTTGAAGGCGCAACGGTCCAAGGACGAAGTGGAGATGATCGAACAGATCGGTCCGTTCTTCCAAGCTGTCCTGGCCCCGGGGCAGTACGACGATTTCCAGCGGATGATCGACCGGCCCGATTCCCCCTTCACCATCTCGGCGATGGAAACCCTGGTCCGGTATTTGACGGAGAAGGTAATGGGGGTCCCTACCAAGCCGTCCAGTCAGTCGGTGCCTGGGCGGAAGAGCATTGGTTCGAAGTCCAAGGCCGGCTCGTCCGGGCAGGGCACACGCCGGACCGGATAGTTCTGATGGGCGCCGCGGGTGTCCTGGGTGCCGCCTATTCGATGATGGTTGACCTGGCGGACGCTCAAGACCAGACGGCGCAGTTGGTCGGCGATAAAGACGCGCTGGGCCAACGGGAGGGGATGGACGAGGCGCTGGGGATGAATGAGGAGACCCTGGAGCAGGAGCTGTACGGGCGACCTGAGGATCAGACAGGCGACCCGGGGAATGTGATCCAGCTGGCTGCGTGGGTAGCTAAGGTGAATCAGCTAATGTCTGACTGAAAGGCGGAAGGGCAGTGCCGGGTCAGCCATTAACCGAAGCGTTCATCCGGCTGCGCCCGGACACTACCGGGTTTAAGCAGGAAACCGAGGCGGACCTGCAGACGGCGTTGGGAGACGCCGGGATCAAGGTTAAGATCCGCGCCGACACCACCACAGCCGACGAGGATTTGGGCAGGTGGCGGCAGAAGCAAGAACGGGAAGCGCCGGTCGCGCCGAAGGTTCGCCCAGACATTGACCAGCGGGAGATCGACAAGCTGCAGGCTCGGCTGAACCTACTCGGCAAACGGATCACCAACACCAAGATCTCCGTCGACGATAAAGACACGATGGCGAAGATGGCGGCGATCGAGGTCACGCTCGGTCGGATCGGGGAGAAAGTCGCCAACCCGAGTATCGACGTTGGTGGTCTGGCGAAGGCCAACGCTGACATCCTCGCGTTGGACGCGCAGATCGACCGGTTAGGCGCGAAGAGCGTAACCGCCAACGTCAACGTCGACACCCACCGGTCGATCCCCGAGCTCGGCAACCTGATGACCGCGATCCTGGCGTTGGCGCCGGCTATGGCACCGGTCGGGGCGGCGGCGATCGGGCTGGGCGGGACGTTGGTCGCGGCGTTCACCCCGGTGGCGATCGGGTTAGCGGGGGTGAGTTTCGCCGGACACCAGTCCGCGAAGATCATCAAAACCGACCTGAAGGCGATCCAGACCGCCCAGACGGCGATGTCGGCGGCGAAAACCCCCGCGGCGCTGGCCGCAGCGACCGAGCAGTATAAGATGGCGATCTCGGCGTTGACACCGGCCGAGAAGCAGCTGATGGATACGCAGGAGGCGTTGTCCTCGGCGACTAAGGATTGGGCGAAGAGCCTAATGCCGGCGGAAGCGCCGGCCTATTCGGCGTTCTTGAAACTCGCCCAAGTGCTGATGAAGCAGTTCTACAGCGTGATCACTGCGTTCTTGCCGGCGTTGACCCTACTCGAACAGAAGATGACCGCCGCGTTCGGCAACCCGATGTGGACTAAGTTCTTCCAGGAGATCGGGCAGGATGGGCAACTGGAACTGATCACATTCGGGAGGGCGTTAGGTAACCTCGCCACCGGGTTCATCGGGCTGTATAATGCGTTCCGACCGTTGGTCGGCGGATTCAACATCGGACTGATATCGATGTCCCAAAGCTTCGCCAAATGGGGGCAGTCGCTGGGCGCCTCCGCCGGATTCCAGGCGTTCATCGACTACCTGAAAACCAACGGGCCGATCCTACTGCAGACGCTCGGGTCGCTTACCATGGCGATCATCACGCTGCTGAAGGCGATGGCACCGTTCGGTCCGATCGTGCTACAGGTCATCGGGGCGTTGTCGAACTTCATCGTCTGGATGGGCGCCGCGCACCCCACCATCTTGAACGTGGTAGTCGGGCTGGTCGCATTCGGCGCGATCGGGCTGAAAGTGTTCGGGATCATCTCGACCTTGATCGGTGGGATCGGCAAGGCCGTGGCGATCTTCAATGCCGCCCGCACCGCGATCCTACTGTTTACCGGGGCGGAGACGATCGCCGAGGCGGTCTCGATCGGGTTCACCGGGGTGTTGGCGGCGCTCGGCACCGCGATGGAGCTCGCGCTAGGTCCGGTCGGGTTGGTGATCCTGGCGATCGCTGCGTTGATCGCCGCCGGGATCTTGATCTACAAGAATTGGGGGACGATCTGGCCGGCGTTGAAGGCGATCTGGACCGCCGTGTGGAGAGGCATCCTGGACTACTACAATGTAGTGTTCGGGGCGCTCAGGACTGGGTTTAACGCGTTCATCGGGTTCTTCACTACGACCATTCCCCACGCGGTCCAGTCGGTGTTGTCGTTCATCCAGACCCATTGGAAGCTGCTGGCGCCGCTGCTGGCCGGCCCGTTGGCGCCGATCGTCTTCCTGATTATCCGGTATTGGTCGCAGATCACCGGTGCGTTCAGCGCGGCGTTCGGCGTGATCGAACGGATCGTGTCGGTCGGGTTTAAGGTATTGGTTACGGTGGTGAAGGTCGGGATCGCCCTGATCCTGCTGCCGTTCGACTTGATGTATCGGGCGTTGCGCGCCGCCGCGCAGTTGTTCTGGGGGTGGACCGGCGGGTACTTCCGTACGGCTTGGCGGGCGGTCGCCGGTGTGATCACCGCCGGGTTGAGCGCGTTGCGCGCCACCTGGAACGCCGTATGGGGGACGATCACCAACCTGACCTCCGCCGCCTGGAAGGGGATCACCACCGCAGTATCTGCCGGCTGGAAAGCCATCTCCGCGGTGTTGAACGCCGGGTTGAAGACACTGTCCGCCGCTTGGAATGCCTCTTGGAAGGCGATCACCGCGGTTGCATCGGCCGCCTGGAAGGCAATCTCTGGGGTGGTGTCGCTAGCCTGGCGCGGGATCATGGTGATCCTGACCGCCGGATTGCGGGCGCTCAACTCCGCCTGGACTATCGCTTGGCGGGCGATCCGGGATGTCTTCTCCCCGATCTGGCGGGCCATCGCCGGGCTGGTCCGCAGCGGCTGGCAGACAATCACCAGCCTGTTCCGGTCCGCATCGGGCACGGTTTCGAGACTGTGGTCCAACCTGTGGTCCGGCATCCACGCGGTGGCCAGCTCGATCTGGAGCACGCTCGAGCGTGGGTTCCGGGCGTTTTGGGGGTCGATCCAATCCGGGGTGCTCAGCGCAGTGTCGGCGATCGGATCCGCCTGGTCGGCGGTTAAGGACACCTTCGAGGCGCCGGTCAAATGGGTGATCGACCACGTATACAACAACGGGCTGCGGAAAGCCTGGAACGACATCGCGAGTATCGTGCACCTGCCGAACCTGCCGGAGGTGAAACTCGCTGAGGGCGGTACGGTCGGCGGTGGGGTCGGCGGTGGCGGCACCCGCACCGGCGGCCCGATTCCCACCTTCGCGTCCGGCGGGTTGGTTCCGGTCTCCCCGATGGTCACCAACCGTCCGACGGCGATCGTCGGCGAAGGCAACCCGAGACATCCAGAGTTTGTCATCCCGACCGATCCGAGGTTCCGTGGTCGGGCGATGGCGTTGTACCACATCCTCGGCGATTACATGGGGTCAGGGTTCCGCGGGGCGCAACCGGCCAGCCAAACTATCGGGTTGCGGGCGCCGGGGATGGCGGCTGGCGGGGCGTTGTCGTTGGGGTCGATCCTTGGGTCGGTCGGTGGTGCGGTTAAGGGCGCCGCCAGCGCCACTCTGGACACGGTGAAGGACGCCGCCGGGCATGCGGTGCATTTGATCCGCGACGGCGCCGCCTGGTCGTTCAATAAGGCGATCAGCCCAGCCCGCGGCGCGATGGATGCGTTCCTCGGGAACGGCTCGGACCTTAAGGGCGCGTTGGATCGGATGGGCAACAACGCGTTCGATGCGGCGTTGCGGTTCGTCTCCGGCAAGGAGCAGAAACAGGCCGCTGCCGGCGGCAACAGCTCCCCCTACCACGGATCGGGTTCGGTCCAGTCCTGGATCTTGCAGGCGCTCAAGGCGATGGGGATCGCGGCGTCCTCCTCCCTGGTCAGCGGGATCGGGTCGCTGATCATGTCCGAATCCGGTGGTAACCCGAACGCGGTGAACAATTGGGACTCCAACGCCGCAGCCGGACACCCGTCGAAGGGTTTGATGCAGACAATCGCTTCGACCTTCGCCGCGTATGTCTGGCCGGCGTTCCGCAGCCGGTCGATCTTCGACCCGATCGCCAACATCACGGCCGGTGTCCGGTACGCGATCGCCAACTACGGTATCGGGATGTTGGAAGGCGGCGGCCGGCACACCTCCAGTGGCGGTTACGAGGGGTATAAGGGCGGTTCGCTGGGTATTCCCGCCGGCAAGTTCGTGCGGGTCGGTGACAACGGACCGGAGATCGCCTCGTTCACCCGCCGCACCTACATTGCCCCTAAGGGGCAGATGGCGGACACCGGGACCGGCGCGATCGATTATCACAAGCTGGCTAACGCGATGGTGTCGGCGATGAACAGCCACGCGGTCGCGTTGCCACCGATCAATCTGTCAGTGCAGGTTAGCAAGCGTGAGATCGGTAAGGCGGCGTACGCTGGGTTGAAGATCAACGCACCGAGGGGGCCAGTCTAATGGCGTTACCATCGATCATCTCCACCCGATACGGGATGCGCCGTGGGACCTCCGGCGCTTGGACTTTCCTACCGATGCACGCCCCCGGGGCGGACGACACCCCCTCTCCGATCGGCGGGAAACACGTCGCATTGGATGGGACCTCCACCCGGGACACGGTCAACTGGAAGCGCACCTTCGTCAACCAATACAACTGGTTGACCAACGCGGAATACGCCATCTTGGATGGGTTTGGTGCCGGTGGGTTCGCCACCGGACCGGGTCCATTCCAATACACGATCGATGGCGGGACGACGATCTACACGGTGTACGTCGATTCGTTGGCGACGTCGAAACCGCTGCGCGGGTTCCGGGCTGCACAGTTGACCCTGCAGGAAGTCTAGCGTGCAGACCACCACTTCGACGTTGGCGGCAGCGGCGGCGGCCACCGGCGAACGCAAGATCGCAACCAAGGTAACCCTGGATCCGGCGCGGACCGGCAACCCGGAAGCGAACGACTACACCAGCCTATTCACTGAATGGGATGTCGACCGGGAGATCGTCAGCGATGTCCCCCCCAACGCCAGGATGGTGGCTGGCTACGTCGTCGCTGAATTCACGGGCACCGCCGCGGGTTCTGCGACCATCGCAGGCGGGATGGTCTCCGGAGCCTCCAAGTGGTCACCGTTTGCGCTGGGTGGAGTGTCAATCTTCCCGACCGGCACCGAACCCGAGAATTGCCTGATGCGGGTCCGGTCCGGCTGTGTCACCTCCGCCGGGGTGGAAACCCTCCCGCAGTTCACCGGGTACATCCGCGAGTTGGACGTCGACGCTCAAGCACGGGAGGCCACCCTCGTCGGGTTGGACCCGGTCTCGCAGATGACGGACCCGGTCAACCTGCCGATCATGGGCGGCAGCTTTCAGGATCCACACTCCGGGACCAACCGCGGCAACCGCCCCGGTCTGGACTGCGGTTCGATCCTGGATTTCGCGCTGCGCCAGAACGGATTCTACGCAACCCCGCCACCCCGGACCGGCTGCCTACTATCGGTTCCCGGGCATGGTACCTTGTACCCGGAACCCGGGTATGGGACGTTGTGGGCCGGATCGATCACCAGCAACGTCACCAACGGCGCGTACGAACAGCAGACCAGCGGCACCTATACTGCAGACTCCGGTACAGCGGTGTCGTTCGACCACGTCGGCGCGTTCGGCGGTGGACCGTTCGGGGATAACGGCCAGAGCGGGATCACCCCCTCCCAGGTGCCGATCTGCACCGGCACGACAGGCACCCACAAGGATTACACCGCCTGTTACGCCCCGATCGCCGGGCGGACCTTCAACACCGATTTCGCCAGCGGCAAATCGATAACGGTCGAATCTTGGGTGTTCATCCCGGCGACACCCCCGCAGGGCCTGCCCTCGACCCAACCGATGTTCGGGATCCGGTTCTCCCAATACCCGTCGGTGTCGACCCCCGCAACCTACCACCTGATGTCGATAGGGATGACAGCGAGCGGCGCCGGTTATTGCTCGATCGGGTCCGGGTTCACCATCCAGACCGGCGCTACCACCGCAACCCAAGGTTGGGTCTACTTCAAGGCCACCGTCACGTTCGGCGCGTCCACCACCGCGGTCAAATGGCAGATCAACAACGAGACCGTGCAGACTGCCACGGTCGCCGCGGTACCGGCGGTCGGGCAAGTATCGACCGGCCCTTGGTTCGCCACCTTGCAAACTAACCGGACGAACGTCACAACCCAGCTGACCGGGGAGATCACCTCGTTCGAGGGGTTGCAGGTAACCACCGAGGCGAACCCGGCCAGCAACTACCTATACGCCCCCAACGCGTTCTGCGATTATTCGTTGGCACCGTTGACGATTTGCCCACCCAGCGACCCCGATACGCCGATGAACGGCCAACAGATTATCCAAGACATCTGCATCGCTGAGGCGGGTGTCGGGTACTGTAATGAACTGGGTCAGTTCTATTTCTTCAACCGGAACCGGTGGAGTAGATCACCCGGCAATACCAGCCAAGCGACCGTATCGAACAGCAACGCGTTGGAAGCGATGCAGATCAGCCGAACCATCGACGGCGTGATCAACCACATCAAATACAACTACTCCCCCTACGCCATTCAGCTGTACCAGCAGGCGGCGCAGTCTCAACACATTGTCGGGGTCCACTCCAACTCCACCATAGTCTGGAATATGGACCTCGGCAACCCGGTGGTGGCGTTGGACGATAACTCCGGTAACCCGCTGCCGGCGCTGCCGGGCGGCGGGTCGGGGTATTCCAGCTTCCGCGCCTGTCGCACTCCCGACGGCACCGGCGCCGGGGTGGATGGTACTAACCTGTTCGTGACGATTGTGCAGTTGGACGCCGACACCATCCAAGTAACGATCGTCAATAACAACGCCTTCCCGGTGTATATGGTCGACGCGGGTGGGGGGACCCCGGGGGCACCTGGGATTCGGATCCAGGGACGGCCGGTGATCGCCGATAATGGATTATCCACCGGCGACGGCGACGGCTCGACCGTAGTGGAGGTGACCGATGCGACCTCGATAAACAAATATGGTGATCGGGAATATGAGAGCTCGACCACCCAGTGGTGTCAGTCGCAGATCGTCGCCACCGCCGTTGCGGGGGACCTGCTGGCCCAGTTGAAGGACGTTCACCCGCTGGTCCAGAACGTGACGATCAAGGCGATCCCCGGGCTGCAACTGGGCGACCGGATCACCTTACTTGAGGTCGGCGGTACCCAGATCAACAACACCGCGGTGGTCGTGGGGTTGAAAAGCTCCGGACAATACGGTCCGGATAGTGGCGGTTCCGGGTGGAAACAGGACTTGACTCTGCGGATGACTTAAGCTTTGATTTGATTAAGGTTTGATGTTGGACGTGGGAGGGCATCGAGCGTGGCAGTGGACTACACCGGTATCGCCGGACTGGTGGCCTCACTCGGTACCGCGATCGCATCGGTCGGCGCGTTATACGTCCGGAAACGACGTGACGATGCTGATGAAGACCCGGAAGCGACCCGGATCCACCGAGAGTTGATGCTGGAGCGGGAACGGATGGAGTTGGAACAGCTGCGGGAGCGGCACCGGCACCAGGTTGAACACCCGGAACACCCTAGGCATCACCGCGCCGACATGGTATGGTTACCGGTATATGTCTGGGGGTGGGATAAATGGCTCACACTCAGACAAGCTGGTTTGAGAAGAACCGGATCGGCGCTACGTTCATCCTGGTAGCGACCGCCTTCCTGTGCGCCGCAGTGGTCGTGATGGCGATCGCCTTACAACAGAACCACCGGACCCAACAGGCCCAACACCGGCAATCACAGCAGGAGCAGGCGCGGATCGAGGCGGCGATCAAGGCGAACCAACGCAAATCCGACCAACGGTTCTGCGCCACGTTCAAGCTGCTGATCGGGCCGTCCAGCACTCCGCCGACCACCGACCGCGGCGCGCTGTTGGCCCGCCAATTCCGGACCCTGTATCAGCAGTTCGACTGTGTGAGCAAACAATGACTTCACCGCCGATCAAGAAGGCACGCGGCTACGACCAGTGGATCCGCACCGTGCTGGTCCTGGCGATGGTCGGGGTGGTGGTCAGTATCTACGGGTTACTACGCGGCAACGACCAGGCCAGCCGGATCAGCGACCTGTCCGACCGACTGGACAACGTCACGGTGTTGGCTGGACAGAACCAGGCGCAGGCAGTGAATAACGGCGGCCAATCGATCGGCCCGCCGGCTGCGTCGGTCGCGTCCGGGAAGGCCGCCCCGCCGCCGACCGAGGTCGCCCCGACAACCCCGACCGTATCCGGATCGGTGCAACTGCCAGCATCCACCGATCGGATCGTGCAGCTGGTCCTGGCGCGGATCCCGAAACCGAAAAACGGCACAACCCCCTCCGGTGTCGCCTTGCAACATGCGATCGAGGCGGTGTTGAAGGCCCACCCGGAGTACACGAAGTCGCAGATCGATGCTGCGGTCGCGGCGTACCTGAAGGTGAACCCGCCGAAGAAGGGCGACACCGGCGCTACCGGGTCCCCCGGTCCTTCAGGGCCGACCGGGTCGCCTGGTGTGGACGGATCACCGGGATTGAACGGGGCGAACGGTCAGAACGGGTTGAACGGCGCATCGGTCACCGGGGCGCACATCTGCCAGACCGACGATGATCCGGCGCCGGGGTGCGGCACCGCCGACGCTACCGGACATCTGGTCTTTCAGGTGACCCAACCGGACGGTTCGGTCGTGTACTATGACGCCGGTGCGGCACCGCGCGGGTTGAACGGCGCCGTCGGGGCGCAAGGTCCACAGGGTGATCCCGGCCCGACGGGGGAGGCTGGTCCTTCCGGCCCGGCGGGGCCACAATGCCCCGACGGGTACACCCCCTCCACCGCGGACCAGCCGCTGGCCGGGCAGGAATGGGCCGTCTGCGCGTCGCCAAGCCCATGAGCTTGACCGGGGGCACACCTGTGGTGTTTCCTAAACGCAAGCCTTGGGAGGGCGCGTGAATGTAAGCACGCTATGCGCGGCGATGCCTGGATTGTCCGCCGCGAAGGCAGCCGCCTACCTGCCGCTGATGGAAACCGCGATGCGGCAGTTCTCGATCACTTCGAAGCTGCGCTCGGCGATGTGGTTGGCCCAGTGTGGGCACGAATCGGAGTCGTTCGTATATTTCGAGGAGATCGCTTCCGGCGCGGCATATGAGGGTCGACTGGACCTCGGGAATACCCACCCGGGGGATGGGGTCCGGTTCAAGGGGCGCGGGCCGATCCAGATCACTGGCAGGTCCAATTACACCGCGGCCAGCCAAGCGTTGGGGATCGACTTGGTCGGGCACCCGGAGATCGCCGCGCAGCCGCAGTACGGATTCCTGATCTCCGCTTGGTGGTGGGGCGCCCACGGGATCAACGCCTACGCCGACCGGGGCGATGTGGTCGGGGCGACCCGGGTGATCAACGGCGGTGAGAATGGCCTGTCGGATCGGGAATACCGGTACACGTTGGTGACTAACCTGGGTGACGCTGTGATAGTATCGCCCCTCAAGGGAGATTGGTTCGAGATGGCCACTAAACAGGATCTGAAGGATGCGCTGACGGAGCTGGGGGTATTGACCCATGCCGACTTCCCGGAGAAGGGGAAGTACACCGACCGGATCGCTGAACGGGCAGCTCGGAAGACGTTCGGCCTGTTCGGGAATTCGTTGCAGCTGCACGCGAAGTCCAACGGGTTGAAGGTGTTGGCGCTGATCCACCATTTTGGTATCAAGATGCCGGGAGACAAGTAAATGGCTAACCCTGTACACCCGAAGGTGATCGGCGGTCTCGCCGGTACGGTCGCAGGCTCCGGTCTGGGGTCGGCGATCTACGGCGTGTTGGAGCGGGTCCCGTCGTTCGCCCACTTGGACGCCACCACGAAGCTGTACATCGCGGGGATCATTGTGGCGGTACTGTCTGGCGCTGGGCAGTTCATCGTGGCGTATCTGTCGCGGTGGGAGCCGAAGGTCGCCGCTACGGCGGGCTCAGTGATCCACGTACTGGATCCGAACGAGACTCAGGCGCAGGTCGCGGCGGCGGTGCATGAGGAGTGGGTGAAGATGCAGGCGGAGGCCGGTAAGGTGCTCGCCTATCATCCGTTGCAGATCGACATCCCCGATGTTGCGGTGACAGAGCCGACACCAACGCCAGCATCGACTGTGACGGTCACTGCCGGTCCGGCGCCGATCCCGCAACCGGCCGATCCGGAGCCGATGCCAGCGACTGTAGTCCCGCCGGAGCCCGCCCCGGCATCGGAGCCGGTTCCCGATATTATTCCGTGGGATGAGAGCGACATCCCGGACACGACGCCGGTAGACTGAAACATCCAAGAGGGTTTATACTTTCACCAAACACCGTCGAGAGGCCATCCGATGCCAGACGAATACGCCCCCACCTTCCCGGTCTCCCCACCGAATGAGGACACCCCGCCGACCTCCCGGCAGGAGTTCCCGGATTCGATCAAGGCCGAGGCTCCGGAGGAAGAGGACGCGGATTCCGAGGCGGACGCCGACCCGACACCCTCTGAGGTCTGGACACCCGCACCATGACGATGACTAAGACATACGACCCGGTGACCGACACCTTCCACTACGACGCCGGCCCGGATGGCCACGTCGTGCTGCTCGGCGCGGCATCAGCTGGTGTGGTGACGCTGCCTGACGGTACGCAAATCGATACCGCTCCGGAGGTTGTGGAGGCGCCCAGCCAGTTGCACGCGGTGCAGCTGGTAGCCGCGGTGCAGGGCGGCGACCCGGCGGCGATCACGCAGGAGCACGTGGACGCGGCCAACGATCCGAATGAGACCGAGAAAACCGCTGAGTTGGCCGCCCTGCTGGTGCCGGCAGAGGGAAGTGCGGAATGACGCTACTCGGCCCCGCGGGTCAGTCACTCGCGCTGAACGCCGTGCATGCCGCCATCACGCACTTGGCGCTGCACAACAGCACGGGTCCGGGGACGACCGGCGCCAACGAGTACTCGACCGCCCGCCAAGCTGTCGGTTCCACGCCGTTCACCACCAGTTCGGCGGGCTCGGCCGTCACGAATAACAACGCCTACACGTGGGCCACCGCGGGTGCATCGGCAGTCGGTTATGTGGGCGGGTTCACTGCGCTGACAGTCGGCACCTACGAATTCGGCTGGACACTGGGAGCGTCGGTGACCGCGGCGTCTATCACCGCAGCCGCAGCGGCGCTGTCTTCAACCGCGAGCTAACCCATGCCGCTGGCGCTCGACACCGGCACCGTTGCGCCTGTGCTGAGTACCAGCAGCACGGTCAACACCTCGGCGTCCTTCACCGCGCCCGCCAACTCCCGAATCCTCGTGGCGTGCACCACCAACCGACCGCAGAACGCCGACATTGCCACCTCGGCCATCAGCAACACCGGCACCGCGCTGGCGTGGACGCGGCGCATCATTCGGTCACTCTCCAATGGCCCGGGTTCGGTCGGTACCTCCGCCGAGGTGTATGAGGCGTGGAACGCCAGTTCGCAGTCGATCACCGTATCGGTGACACCCGATGCCAACGCGAGTACCAGCTCGTGGGAGCTGCGCACCAAGATAGGCATCGCGACAGGTGACGAGGGCGCCACATTTACCGGAGCTACCGCCGGTTCATCTAACGCGGCAGGCGCACCGTCGGATTCATTAACTGCCGCTGCCGGGTCCCTGCTATTCGGCGCTATTGCCGACTGGGCGCATTCCACCTCAACACCCGGCGCGACGCGCGTGGCCGGTACCAACACCACAATCGTGGTGGACCAGCTGGACACACAGTTTTCCACGCAGGTACTGAAATCAACGAGTCCCGTGAGTGCCGGGGCCGCCTCGCTGTCCCTGACCGCGCCGACCGACGCCAACTATAACATGGCGATTGTGGAGATCAAGGCGGCCGCCGGAGGATCACCGATCAGCGGTACCGGCGCGATGGCGCTGGTGGGAACGGGTACGGCCCGGGCGCCTATCTCCGCAATCGGCGCGCTGTCCCTGACCGGCACCGGGACAGCGCGCACCCCCGTCACCGCGACCGGCGCGATGACGCTGAGCGGCACCGGGGTGACCACGGTGGTGGCCGCCGGGGCGATCAGCCTCGCCGGCACCGCAACCGCACAGGCGTCGGCTTCCGGATCGGGCACGCTCTCTCTGACTGGTGCGGCAGCCGCTCAAGCGCCGGTCTCTGGCGCGGGCACGCTGGCGTTGGTCGGCGTTGGCATCGCGCAGGCGCCCCTGAGTGCCGCTGGCGCGTTCGCGCTGGTGGGGACAGCTTCAGTTGCCGCCCCCATCTCCGCGACCGGCAGCATGGCGCTGAGCGGCACAGGAGCCCTACGCGCTCCGGTGACCGGCGCAGGCTCAGTGTCGCTGACCGGTACCGGGGTGCTGCAAGCGGCGCTGGCTGCTACCGGCGTGGTGGCGTTGACCGGTACGGCGGCGATCGGCAATGGTGCATCCGGTACCGGAGCGATCGCTCTCGCGGGCACGGCGACTGCCGCCGCGAAAACCTCCGGGATCGGCTCCGTCGCCCTGACAGGCACGGCAGGTCTCCAAGCCTCCGCCGCGGCTTCCGGTTCGCTCTCGTTGACGGGAGCGGCCTCACTGGGGGTGTCGACTGCAGGTATAGGATCGATCGGCTTGGCCGGGGGCGCCGTGGCAGGCGGAAACGCCCAAGCGGTCGGGGCGATTACTCTCGCCGGCACCGCCAATATACCCGGCAGGGCGGCCGGTGCCGGTGCCCTACAGTTGGTCGGTACCGCCGCGGTCGCCGGGCGTGCCATCGCCGCTGGTTCGATCACCCTACTTGGGCTGGCCAGTACCGCAGGCGTGGCCGCTGCAACCGGGCAGATCATGATCGTCGGGGTCGGCAATGCCGGGCCACCGCCGTCCGGGCAGCCGGTCGATGTCACGGTCGGGGCGGTCCAAACCGTCGGATTCACGGTTGGTACGATAATCGCGGAGGACCCATGACCACACTACCAGCCACAGTGTATTTGACCGACCCAGCCGACAACCGGTGGATCTCCGTCCCGATCACCGCCACCGACACGATCGAATCGATCGACGTGGCGTTCATGACCGACTCGACCCCGCCATCCGTGGCGGGGGGCGATTGGTTTCCCGCCGCGCACGACGCGGGTCAGATGGACGTGCAGATCGGGCAGGGCGGGATCGATCTGGCTGAGGGCGACTATATCGTGTGGCCGCGTCCGCACACCCAGTCTGGTGCGGTGGTACCGCAGCCGGCGCAAGGATACCTGTCGGTCAGGAAATAAGCAGGACCCCCGGCGCGTCACTGCCCCTCCCAAGAGGCTGCGCCGGGGGTCCGTCTTCCCGCGAGGTAGCTATAGTGCGGGGATCGGTGTCAGATCGGTGGGGGTGCCGTCGGCGGTGAAGGCGAACGCGTAGGTGGCCTGCTGGCCGTTCCACACGTCGACCTCCAAGGAGGTGCCTGTGCGGACGCCGACGTTGAAGGTCACCGCCCCGTCGAAGGACTTGGTGGAATTGACGACTTCGTTGTAGGTGTCTGACCCTGCGGCTTTCTTGAACAGGGTGTATTCGGACCCGAGCGCCCATTCGGTGAGCTGAACCTGGTAGGTCTGGCTGGTGATGTGCTTGTACTGTGCGACGTGGGTCACGGTCTTTTTCGCTTTCGGTGTCGAGGCGGTGGCGACGGAGTGGCTGACCAGCCCACCGACGACGAATGCCGCCAGTGTGCATAGGGCCAATACTACCTTAGAGATGCGGGTCATTGCGAGTTCCTTTCAAGGGTTGGGTTTGCTCGCTGCGTTTATTAAATCACGTGTCTTGCTTGTGCGCAAGTGCGAGGCTGCGGGAGTTGATCTCATTGGCGAAGGAATACGCCCGCGCCAGCCAGACTGGCTCCGCGTTAACCAGCCGAATATAGGATAGATTGGGGCCGGTGATTACCAGTGTGGCGGACCAGTTCTTGCGGTGGGCGCGGTGCATGTACCCCGGCGGGATGACCTGCGCCGATACTCCTCGCAGGGAGTAGGTACCGCGACCGCCGATGGTCAGCGTCTCGGCAGCGACCGACACACCGTATCGGTTGATCACCTGTAGTCCGACTACACCGGCTGCTTGATTGCGATTGGCCTGGTAGGCCCGAGCTTGGCTGAGGTTGTATAGCCGGGTTTCGCGTTCGGTTCGGCGTTGCTTGAGGGTTTTCATCGCAGGCTCCGTGTGGTTTGATTCGGTTCGGGTGTTGCTCGCTGCTGCGCCTACTGGAACCCCCGCCGCTCGGCCGGGGGTTCCGGTCTGTTCAAACCCGATTAAACCACACGTTTTGCTTAAACGCAAGTTAGAGTAGTTCGGCGAACTGTGCCGCGGTCTGGTGTCGCATCTGCCGGTCCGTTTTCACCGCCAGGCGCTTACGCACCTTCGCATCCACCGTCCTCGGAGTCACATAGTCCAAGATCACCACCGGACGGGTTTGCCCCAGCCGGTGGATCCGGCGCATCGCTTGGATGTTCCTCGAAGGCTTGTAGGAAGCCTCGAGCATAATCGCCATATCCGCTTGGACCAGAGTCAAGCCTTCCGAGAGGGTCTCCAACGACCCACACAACACGTCCAATTCGCCCGCCTTGAACGCAGCGACGATGCGTTGTCGCTCTCTGGAGGGCGTCCCGCCATGGATGTGCGCGGCGCGAGCGCCGATAGACCCCGCCACTGCACATGCCGCCTCCACACTCGATTGGAAATGCGCGAACACCACCGTTGGGCGGGATCGGTTCGACAGATCATACTGCAACCGCGCCAACTTGCCAGACCCCGACACCGCGCCGTCGGACACGATCTCCAACCCGGTGCACACCTTAAGCAGCTTCACGTTTAACGCGGCGGAATTCCAGGCGATCAACTCAGTGCCGTCGCCCAGCAACGCCACGAATTCCTTCTTGAGCTCCCGGTATGCTTTCTGCTGGGCCGGCACCATCGGGCATTCCACTGTCTGCACGGTCAACGGCGGCAGGTCGGTCAACACGTCGTCGCGCAGCCGCTGTAAGAACAGGTCACCGAAGTTGGCGCGGTGGAATAGCTTATAGTGTTCGCATGGGTCGATCGGCGGCCGTTCGAAGCAAGGTTTCGTACACGCTAAGAGGTCGCCGGCCACCAGGTTGCCTTGGCTGTATTTGGTCGGGGCGCAGTCGAACCATTGCTTCGCCCAACGCCAGTACGACCCAAACCGCTCACCCGGGTGGGAGTCCCCCGGGTACAGGAACTGCAGGGAGGTGAAGATCTCATGTGCCCAGTTGGGCATCGGCGTTCCGGACATCAGGATCACCCGATCGGATCGGGCGGCGATCTTGCGTAACGCCTTCGTCCAGTGAGTGTCCCGGCCCTTGATCATGTGGGCCTCATCCAGGATCAGGGTATCCCAGGCGTGGGCGTATTCGGGTCGCGGGGAGTCGGTGGTCTTGTAGATGACTTGGTCGGTCTTGGTGCGCCGGCCTGAATCGATCCGTTGGCAGATCGATGTGTAGGCAACTTGGGTGAACCGGTCAGGGTCGTCGGCCCAGCGTTGGATTTCGTCGTCCCAGGTCCCACCATCCAGGACCATTGCGGGCGCCACTATCAGAGTGTTGCCGGCCGATGCTTCAATGGCTTGAAAGCTTTTTCCCAGACCGGGTTCATCGCCGAGGAACGCCCGAGGGCGCTCTGCAAGGAATCGAACCCCCTCGATCTGGTAGGGGCGGGGCGCTGGTCTATTCGGGTTCGTCGCTGTCGTCACGGTCTCGCCAGAAACGTTCGACGTGCGATTCGAACTGCGTGGCATATTTCTGTGCCCCGGTCTCGCGGACGGCGGCCTGTTCGGTCAAGGGCCAGCTCAGTGCCTTTTCGATCCGAGTCATGGTGTCGATGTTGGGTAGCCTGAAGCCGGATCGTAGCCTCGAGACTGTCGACATATCCAGGCCGACGAGATCGGCGATCTCCTGGTTGGATACTCTGGTGTCTTTCGCCATGGTTTACGCTCCCTGCCGTGTCATGCTTGGATTATATCAGGACACCTTGCACATGCGCAATGGAAAGGTGTAGACTCAACGGGTGACAACCCTACTCGCGCTGGATCCGGGCGCCGTCCACAACGGGATCGCCATGTTCGACGATGAGCACAACGAGTCGTGGCGTTGCTACGCCGCGTGGGAGTTCGCGCCCGAGGAATGCGAGAATTATCTGACCAAGATGGTTTCGGATCACAACATCGACGGCCTGGTGGTTGAGCAGTTCAACCTGTACCCGGACCAGGCGATGGCGCAGACAGGGTCTGAGATGGGCACCTGCGAACGGATCGGCGTGGTGAAGTACCTGGCTCGAGTGTACGGCGTGCCGCTGACCATGCAGCCGGCGTCGATTCAGAAGCCTACCGTAGGGTTGCTGCGGGTCCGCGGGATCAAGTCGATGGCAAAGCGGCTGCAGGCCGGCGAGCACGCGCTCAGTGCTGAACTTCATGGCTGGCACGCGATCCTCCGCCCCGAACTTGCGCAAGCGCAAGCCAAATGATAGAATAGAACCACAGACAGCGGAACGGCCCGCGACCCTCAGCCGAAGGACACCGAAAATGACCAAGAACCGGAAATGGCAGCCCACCGTCGAATCCAGTCCCGGCGCCAGCGGCTACCGCAGCGAACCCGCCGCCGAAGACGACTCGCTGATCCTGATCGTTGAAGGCGAAGACTGCTACTGCGGTTGCGGCCACGAACACCACCCCAAATACCAATTCATTCGCGGCCACGACCAGCGCCTGAAAGGCAAGCTGTCCCGCGCTGCGCTGGCAGGCGTCGAAGTCTCCCTACAGTCCGGGATGTTCGTCACCGGGTCCGCCCTGTCGATCGCCGCGCATCTGCTGCAGCCCGAAGGGGTCGCTCAGGTCGAAGACCTGATCCGCAAGGGCGAGAAAGCCCGCGCCGAGCAGACCAAATCGGCCGAGTAACGCCGGTGCCCGCGACCAAGAAGAAGGCGCTCCCGCCCATCCTCACGGGCGGGTGCGCCGGCACCAGGCATGACCTGTGCCTCGGCGCCGTCCGAACCCCCAGCGGCGTCCACCTGTGCCGTTGCGACTGCCACGCGGGGCAGAAACCCGCCTGTACCCACTGCCGGTCGATCGAAGACGTCGACGAGGCAGACCGGTCCTGCAACAATAAGGAGGCGTGCCAAGACACCCAGCGGCAGCGAACCCTGCGCAGTACCACCTGGCAAATGATCCAGGAATGCAAGACCCAACCCAAGGGAGCAGCAATGCCCAAGAAGGAGCCAACCCCACGCACCAAGAAAGCTGGCGTCTGCCAGTGGTGTGGCGGGATCACGAAAGGCGGGATCTTCCACCCCGGCCACGACGCGAAGCTGAAAAGTGAGCTGTTGAAGCTCGCCGCCGAGCGCGCCGGCCGGACCTCGGTGGAAGCCTGCGCGGAGCTGATCGCCAGGTCTTGGCCGACCGGTCTGATCGAAGACGATCCGACCTACGCGGAAGCCGCCGCGTTGGTAGAACAGCAGGGAGCGGACCCCGTCATCGCTTCCAGCACTGCCACCCGTCAACAGCGCCAACTGTCCGCAGTCGACGCTTAACCGCACGGCCCGGGCCTCGGCCGACAGGTCCGGCATCATCGGGAGGGAACGCTAGTGATCGACAGGTACGAAGATCCTGATATCGCCGCGGTGTTCGACGAGACCGCCAAGATCAACCGGTGGCACCAGATCGAACTGTCCGTAGCTCGAGCCCAAGCTATTGCCGGTGTGATCCCTCCAAACGCCGCGGCGATTATCGGGGGGTCGGCAGCGCCCGGGGCAGGCCGGGTCGCCGAACATGAACAGACCACCCGCCACGATGTGGCGGCGTTCCTGCAGGCTTGGCGTGAGACCAACCACAACGATCCGGCGTTCGAATACGCTCATTACGGTTTGACCTCCTCCGATCTGGTCGACACCGGCTTGGGGATGGCACTATTGACCGTTTCGAACGTCTTGCAGAAACGGATCGGCGCCGCCGGCTCCGCGATCGGAGCCCGCGCGATCGAATACGGGCACACCGACCGGATCGGACGGACCCACGGCCGTTGGGCGGTGCCTACCACGCTCGGCAATAAACTGTCGGATTTACAGGCCGGGCTGATACGGACCGGGACGAGGTTTCGACAGGCGAAGTCCAGTATCGCGGTCGGGAAGGTTTCCGGCCCGGTCGGGAGGTACGACCACGACGGGATATCACCCGCAATTGAGGCCGATGTGTTGGATTTCCTCGGCCTGACCTCACTACCGTTCACCACCCAAGTGGTGATGCGCGACGGGATCGCCCACTGGGCGGCCTGTCTGGTAAACGCCTTAGGCGTGTGCGAAGCGTTTGCATTAGAGATTCGGCATTCCGCGCGTTCGGAAGTCGCGGAGATCATGGAGCCTTTCGGGGTCGGTCAGGTTGGTTCGTCGGCGATGCCACACAAAACCAACCCGGTAACCGCGGAGAAGATCTGCGGTTTGGTCCGGTTGGCGCGCGGATACCTGCCGCCGCTGCTTGAGAATGTGGCGCTGTGGCATGAACGCGACATCAGCCACAGCAGCGTCGAGCGGGTGGCATTGGTGGACCTGTGTCACGTCGCGGCGACCGTGTTGGGCGAGACCGCCGGGCTGGCACGGGGGATGGTCGTGGATGAGCGGCAGTGTCGGCTTAACCTGGAGTGGGCGCAGCGGGCGACCCGGTCCCGGCCGGACAACCTCGGTCGATATGCACTTGCGCCTAAGCAAGGGTAGTGTTATAATAAAGTATGACAAAGACCGAAGCCGCCGAGATCATCGCCCTGGACGTTCGGGTGCAGGCTCGCAAGGCCGGCCGGAAGATCGACAAGGCGATGTGCGAAGAGCGGGTGTCTGAACTGCGCGGCCAGAACTATCAGGGCAACCTGAAGGGTGACGCCGCCAACATCGCCAGCCCCCGCACGGTCCTTCGCATCGCGCTACGCGACGAGCTGTAAGAGGGGCGCGAGCATGGCAGAACGGCGGGAATGCATCTATTGCCACAGGATAGGTACGCGCCGATTTGAGCGACCGGACGACGGCTACAGCGCCGGGTGGCGATGCGCTTCTAGCACTGCATGCCACAGGCGAATTGATCGTGATAACCGAGAGGCTAACAGACCATGACACTCGCGACCAGGCTCCTAGCCCTACTCGAGACCGACGCCTGGCGGTTCGCCCCCGACGTCCTGGACCAGTGGGAGCTCAACGCCAAACACGCCCCGCTGCAAGCTACCGTCTACCTCGCACCGGTCAGCGTGCTGATCTTGAATCGATGGGGGATCTGGGCTGAAGACGGCGCCGTCCTGGCGTCCGGCACCGACCCTTCACTGTCCCGCGCGAAAGAAGCCGCCCGGCAGGCGTTGAACTACCACACCATCACTGAGCGCGGCGCGTCCCCATCCGTCGTGCACGACCCAAACGGCGCGCTCGCCATCGAGATCGCCCTGCCCGCCCGAACCCATGTCATCAGCTCGGAAGAGCTGTGGGCGACCACCGACGAGATTCACGCCATCGACGCCGACAACACCTGGATCCGGGTGCTGCAGGCCGCAAATAACGATTACGACAACGCCTTCCAGTCAGGGGAGTAACGCAATGACCGGCATCGAGTACGCCCACGACGAGACCGCCCGGGTTATCCTGCACGGCGCCCCCGGGTCGAACGAACTCAGCCACGATTTGGACGGCATCAAGCTGGAACATTCGCTGATCGACGCCCTGATCGAACACTGCCCCGACGTTTTCATCGCGACCAACCGGATCGACGGTGATTCGCAGGTGGTGTACGTCAACCTACCGGAGCCTGTCACGGTCAGTACCGGTGTACTGTGAGAATCCTCCGCAGCGAAAAGGCACCGTACAATCCCTCTATCAAGCCTAACGGCGACTGGTGTCGACGGAGTAAGGACCTGCGCAGGATGCGCAAGGCCCTATCCACCAAAAACAAGAATGACACCGGTAAGAAGAAAGGACCGGAAGGCCGATGACCGCGCCGCCTGAGATTACCGTCTCATATTCTGAACTCGCCGCCTTCCGCGACTGCCCATTGAAACACCTGCTGGAATATAAACAGCGTTGGGCGCGGCCGGAGAAAGAAGGCACCGCGCTCGCTAAGGGCATCCTGTGGCACCAAGTGATGGAGGCGCACTACCGCAGCCTGAAAGCCACCGCAGGCGAACCAGGCCACGCATCACGGCTTAAACTCGCCAAGGAAAAGGTTATGCCGTACCTGCACACCCAAGGTGGGCAGAGCGAAGACCAAGCGCTAATCCAATGGATGTACGAGGGGTACATCCAACGGTGGGGGGTCGACCCCGACTGGGACATTCTGCAAGTGGAAGACAAGCGGGTCGTTCCGCTGCCCAACGCCGAAGGCGCCGACTCCCGATTCTCCATCAAGGTCAAGATCGACCTGATTGTGCGGGTCCGGTCCACCCACCGGGTCTGGCTGGTGGACCACAAGAGCGGTAAGGACCTGGATCGGGAGAAAGACCTGGACCTGGATGACCAGTTCGGAATCTACACCTGGGGGATGCGCCAGCTCGGCAAACCGGTCCACGGGTTCCTGTACTCCGGCGCCCGCACTTACAAGCTGAAGACCAAGGAACAACCGATCGAGGAACGGTTCAAACGGATCCCGCTGTCCCGGACCGACCTGGAACTGTCGAACTTGGCGTGGGACGCCTACCGCGCTGCGCGGGCGGCCTATTCCACCCAGAACGCCCAGCCGTACTCCTCCCCGAACCCGAATCAATGCCACTGGAAATGCGACTTCACTGAGGCGCATTTGCTCGCCCGGAAGGGTGTCCCGATCGAGCAGACCCTGAAGGCGTCGGGGTTTCGGCAGTTGGACGAGAAATACCAACGGATCGGGAAGGAACACGACGGTGCCTAAACTCGAGGGGCGCGAACCCACCTTCAAACGGTACCGCCCCGATGAGCTGCTGGTCGGGTACTTCCTGTCCGGGCGGCTGTCGGGACACTAGGCCCGCTGCGTGATCTGCGGGAAGGTGTTCAATGAGGCCGAATCCTGGCGCGGCGCCGCGGTGGTCCTCACTACGGCGATCGACCGGACGGTCGGATACACCGACCCCACCTGTACCGACCTGATCAAAGGAGAGTGGAGTGAACGAGCTTAACGGCCGGAAAGGAAGCCTGTCGAACGACCGCCGGTCCTCAATGGTGTACATCTTCGCCGGCAGCTACCAGATCGCCGCCGATACTGCACGGGCTGCCGGTTTGGGTCGGATCAGGTGGCAGTTCATCGCCTCCAAATACACCCTACTGGGCCGGCGGGGGATCCGGATTTGGACCGTCCCTGCCGGGTTGACCGATCACCCACAGTGGCGATCGGTCGCCGCGGAAATATCCAACATGCGGGCCATGGGGTACCTCGCCGAAGATAAGGATGAAACCGCGTGACAATCACCGTCGTAATACCGACCATCCCGCCCCGCGCCAAGATGCTGGTCCGGGCCTTAGAGTCTGTCCGGAACCAGACGAGGGCACCGGACGACGTCATCGTGCAGCACGACCACGACGGGCTAGGCGCCGCCGAATGCCGCAACCGGGCGTTGAAACTCGTTGATACTGATTTTGTCGCCTTCCTGGATGACGACGACGAGCTGTTGCCGCAACACCTGCAAGTCCTGGAGGATTGGCAGAAAGACACCGACGCCGACCTGGTCTACCCCTGGTATGAAGGGATCAACCAGAACCTGTGGCCCTGGAAGCCACTCGGGCGGCCATTCGATGACGAACTGCGCGACTACATCTGCAACGTCGGCAACTTCATACCCATAACCTGCCTTGTGCGTGTCTCGTTGTTACGGGCAGTGGGAGGGTTTCAGTCGTTCACCTGGTCGGACCCAGAAAACCCCTGCGAGGATTGGGCAACCTGGGTCGCGATGCTACACGGCGGCGCCAAGTTCAGCCACTGCCCGCAGATAACCTGGACCTGGCATGGACACGGCGGGCACACCTCCGGCCGCCCCTGGACTAAACGGAGGGATGTTTGATGAGCATCGCCGTCATCGTACCCAGTCGCGGCAGACCCGCCTCGATCGAACGTTTGATCCCGTTCTTCCTGAACACGTCGCTGTCCGCCGACCTGCACATCTGCATCGACACCGACGACCCACAGTTCTACACGTATAGGCACGACGTGGTCCGAGATCGGGTGTTCTGGCAAGTCGGCCCCCGGCTCCGACTCGGTGGTACCTTGAATCACCTGGCACCGAAACTCGCCGAGCAGTACGACATCATCGGCTTCATGGGGGATGACCACCTGCCCTCCACCGCCCGGTGGGACGAAAAAATAGGAGAGGCGCTGCAGAACACCGGGATCGCCTACGGCAATGATCTGTTCCGCGGTGCGGACCTACCCACCGCGGTGTTCATGACCTCAGATATCATCCGAAAGATCGGGTACATGGTCCCGCCCGGTGCGGTGCACCTGTACCTGGATGATTTCTGGTTGGCGCTGGGACGTGGGATCGACTCGATCCACTATCTTCCCGATGTTATCATCGAACATCTGCACCCATCCGCCGGGAAGGCCCAAATCGACGCCGGGTATACCGAGGTGAACGCACCTGCGCTGTACGAATCGGACCGAGCCGTGTTTAACCGGTATCTGGCGACCCAACTCGCACACGATGTGGAGAAAATCCGTGGCTGAGGTTAAACTGTTCCAGGGCGCCGCGCCGGAATGGACCACACCCGGCTGGTACGCGCAGCGGGAAACCGCCCCCCACCTGGAACAGCCCGGCCATCGAGAGCGGCTCATCCTCGCGTCGGAGATGATTCACGTCGCCTGCTGGTCCCGCGGCTTCCGCACCGTCGTCGATCTGGGCGCAGGTGACGGCGGCTTACTGTCGCTGCTTGAGGATCTGAAGGTCGACCGGATCGGGTACGACCTGCAGCAGACCAACGTCGACGCCGCCCAGCGTAACCGCGGTATCGAGATCTATCTGCAAGACGTCGTCGCGAAACCGGTCAACTGGCCTCAACCGGGGAAGGCGTTCTGTGCCGTCGCCACCGAGGTGTTGGAGCACCTGGTCGACCCGCACGCGTTCGTCCGCTCGATCGGCGCCGACACCCTGGTCGCATCCAGCCCATGGAATGAGACCGAAGGTGGCGCCTACCCATTCCACACTTGGGCGTGGGACAAGCCGGGCTACATCGATCTGATCGAACAGGGCGGGTTCGAAGTGATCGACCACCACTACGTTTCGATGTTCCAAGTCGTGCTGGCGGTGCGGCCGTGAGGGTCCTAATTACCGGATCGGCCGGGTTCGTCGGGCGCCACTTCGATGCGGTGTTGACCGCGGCCGGACATGAGATCTGGCGGATTGATATCGCCGATCCGATAGCGCCGTCGGATGTTCGAGGTTTCTTCCGGTGGAATAACGACCGGTTTGATTTGGTGATCCACTGCGCCGCGGTGGTCGGCGGCCGGACCCAGATCGAAGGGGACCCGCTGTCGTTGGCGGTGGACCTGTCGATCGACGCGGAGATGTTCAACTGGGCGGTACGGACTGAACCCGGCCGGATCGTCTATTTCTCCTCCTCCGCCGCATACCCGACAGAGTTGCAAGAGTACCCACTCCACCGTCGACTGCGGGAGGTAGATATCGAATTGGACAACATCATGAACCCGGACATGACCTACGGTTGGGCGAAGCTCACCGGTGAGATGCTCGCCCAATACGTCCCGAACGTGACGATCGTCCGGCCGTTCAGCGGGTACGGCGAAGACCAAGCCTTAGACTACCCGTTCCCATCGTTCATCGACCGGGCACACCGGAAGGCTGACCCGTTCGAGGTTTGGGGCGACGGCACCCAGACGCGGGACTGGATCCACATTGACGACATCGTCGGTGCGACCCTGGCTGCAGTTGAACGGAGGTTGCCGGGTCCGGTCAATCTGGGATCCGGCGTCGGCACCTCGTTCAGGGAACTGGCGGAGTTGGTGATCGAGGCGGCCGGGTACGACCCTGACGCCATCAAATACCTGCCGGAGAAACCAGCCGGGGTACATTACCGGGTGTCGGACAACAGTAAAATGCTGCAGTTCTACACGCCTGAGGTGTCGTTGGAAGAGGGTATTCGGCGCGCCCTGCTTGCGCGTGAGCAAATCACCTGATAGGATAAAGGTCCGTGACCACAGGAGATGAGGCGGCACAATGCCGAAGAAAGCAGCAGCGACCGAAGCACCACCCCCGCAACACACAGTCCAAGAAGCCGCGCAGAAAGTCGCCGAGAGTGACTTACCAATGCCGGAGACAACCCAAGGTGCGCCCGGTGCCGATTTAGAACAAAACCCTTGGGTCGGCGCGCCCGACACGCCCTACCCGACCGAGGCGTACGCGTCCGAACAGGCAGTCACCGATGCCGCAGATGCGACCGAGACCGCCAACCGGTCCAATATCGGTTTCATTGAGCTGGTCGATACCACCACCCACATCAACGCGCTGTGGTACGGCCGCGAAGGCTCCGGCAAGACCACCGCCGTCGCCGCCATGGCCAACCAAGGGCAAGTACTCGCCGTCAACGCCGAAGCCGGTATCAAAACCCGGCCGCTGCGCGAACTCGGGATCAAAGTCGAGAACATCAAGGTCTGGCCCCGCCCCGGCACCCGGATCACCTTCGACGGCCTGGAAGCACTGTACTGGCAGATGCACGCCGAACTTGAAGAAGATCCAGCCGCCTGGGCTGGTGTATTCTTCGACTCCCTCACCGAGATCGTCCAACTGCTGTTGGAAGATATCGTCAAAGGTGCGGTGGAGAAAGCCACCAAGAAAGGCCAGAGTAGGGACCGGTTTTTCGTGGACCGCGCCGACTACGGCGTAATGTCCGGGCAGGTCCGCACCCTGATCCGCAGATTCCGCGACCTACCCTGCCACTTCGCCGCCACCTGCCTGGAACGCCGCGACATCGACGACGACACCAGCAAGGTCCTGTACGGCCCCGCGCTTACCCCCGCGTTGCAGAACGACGTGTTAGGATATATGGACCTGGTCTTGTACGTTAAAGCCGAAGAACTGGGCGAGGTCAGCGAATACCGCGCCCTCACCCGACCGCAAGGTCGGTACCGCGCCAAGGATCGGTACGGAGCGACCCCCCGAGTCCTGATCAATCCATCCTTCGAACGGGTCGCCGCATACGTCACCGGCGACCTGATCGAAGCCGACGATAAGGAGGCACAGGCAAGCTTGGAACTGCACCGCCTGCACAACGAACAGGCCGCAGCCGCGACCGACGAACAGCCCGCGAAGGCAACCACACGCACGCGCAAACCGCGCGCAGCAGCGAAGGAGACAGGAAATGCCGAAACTCGATCCTGACCAGCGCAAGGCCGTAGACAACGTCGACTCCAGCGGATTCGCCCTGCTGGAACCCGGCCGGTACATCGGCCAGCTGGTCTCAGTTACCACCCGACCGGCGGTCTCGGCCGACAAGTTCGCCTCCTGGTCCTGGGAGTTCGACCTCACCAGCCCGGAATCGGCGAAGGGCCGCAAGCAGTGGGCCAACACGTCGCTGTCGCCGGCAGCGGCCTGGAAAGTCCGGGAGGCGTTCGACGCGCTCGGGTTCACCACCGACTCCGACACCGAAGAGATGATCGGTGAATCCTGCGCCCTGTTCGTTATCCAGGAAGAGGCGGAATACGGGAAGAAGAAAGGCCAGCAGGTGAACCGGGTGGAGAAGCTCGCCCCGCTGGATGAGGGTGAAGACGCCGGAGACACCTCCGACGAATTCTAACCCTTAGCGTAGGGAGGGGGGAGTATGAAGCCGGGAGCGGTGGTCGCAATAGGACCCCGCTCCCGGCTTGTGTCGTCTTAGCTACTGGCCCGCGACCGGCTCTTGCGAAAGCGACATACTCAGTATACCGCGCGGCGTTGTCCGGCGCAAACCGGACAGCTTGACACAAAGCAGGACGAGTAGGACAGGATGGCCCGCGAATGAGATTGGAACCAATAGACCCGCAACGTAAGCTGACCGCCGCGCTGGCATACGCCCAAGCAGGTGTCGACATCTTCCCGCTGCACACCCCGATGTTTGGGCGGGACGGGGTCAAATGCAGCTGCGCCCGGGCGGACTGCATCAACATCGGGAAACACCCGCGCACCAAGAACGGGTTTAAGGACGCCACCCGCGACGAAGCCCAAATCCAGATCTGGTACAAGATGTGGCCAGACGCGAACATCGGCGCATCCACCGCCGGCATGGTCGTGGTCGATGTGGACCCTGACCACGGCGGTGAACTCACCTGGAAGGCCCTGGAACGGGACTACGGCCGGGTCGAGACCTGGACCGTACTCACCGGGGAGCATGAAGGCACCCGCGGGCAGCACCTGTGGTACCGGGCGCCGAAAGACACCGACATGCGCAACACCTCCGGGAAGAGCAAAAGGATCTCACTCGGAAACGGGATCGACACCCGCGCCAACGGCGGGTACGTCATCCTCCCGCCCAGCGGACACGAATCCGGCGTCGAATACGTCACGAAATCCGGCGGCCCCGAAGGCATCGCGCCGCTGCCCGGCTGGATCTTACAGAAACTGCAGACACCGGCGGGACCGACCGACCGGGAATCCGGCGCCTATTTCAAATCGGTGGTCGCGGATGTCGACCGGCTGCTATCGGTCGGCGGGCAGATCGAAGCGGGGGGCCGCGACGAGCTGGTTTGGGCGTACTGTTGCGGGTTGCGCAGTAAGAACATCCCGCTGCCGCAAGCCACCCAGAAGGTGAAAGCGGTCTGGGGGGCGCTCGAGCAGCCAGACGGGAACACCTTCGAATGGGAGGTGTGCGAAGAGAAGCTGATCCGCGCCTACGCCCAGTTCGAGCCCGGCAAATCTGAAGAGTTCCAAACCCACTCCGGTAAGATCATCTACCGGTTGACCGACGACGGCAACGCCCTACGGCTGGTCGCGAAACACGGGGAAGACATCCGGTTCGTCCCGGGGGTCGGGCCGTTGGTCTGGGATGGTGCGATCTGGCGGGAAGACGCCACCGGCCGGATCCAAGAGCTGGCGAAGGACACCGCCCGGGGGATTTGGGAAGAAGCTCAAGACGTGAAGGACGACGACCAGATCAAGAAGGTCGCGATGCACGGGATCAAAACCCAAAGCGCCAGGGCCATCACCGCGATGATCACCCTGGCGCGGACCGACCCGCGGGTAGTAGCCGAAACTGAAAAGCTGGATTCGGACCCGCACAGGATCAGCGTCGGCAACGGCACCCTCGACCTTGCGACCGGTGTTTTGAAACCGCACGATCGCAGCGATCTGATCACCTGGCGGACTGGGATCGATTGGGATCCGGACGCTGTAGCACCGCAATGGGAACGGTTCCTGGATTGGGCCGCCCGAGGCGACCTGGAGGTGAAGGAGTTCTTGCAACGCGCCGCCGGGTACACACTCACCGGTGACACCGGGGAGCAGGTGTTCTTCTTCCTGTACGGCCGCCCCGGCACCGGCAAATCCACCTTCGTGGACGTCCTGGGGCGGATCTTAGGCCCCGGACATTCGGTGATGAACCGGGAGCTGCTGCTGGAGAATAAGACCGGATCCTCCTCGCATCAGTCGATCCTAGCGGTACTTAGGGGGAAACGGATGGCCACCCACACCGAGACCGAGGAAGGCGGGTCGTTCGCGGTCAGCCGGATCAAGGGCTACGTATCGGGGGAGAAGGTCCAGGCGAACATGATGCGTCAGAACCCGTTCGACTTCTACCCGCAGTTCAAGCTGTGGGTGTCGGGGAACCACAAGCCGCGGGTGAAGGCGGGAGACCCGGCACTGTTCAGGAGGTTGATCCTGGTGCCGTTCCAAGCGGAGAAGCCGGACGAGGCACACCGGATCAACAACCTGGCACAAAAGCTAGTGGGGGAAGAGGGGCCGGGCATCTTACGGTGGGCTGTCGCGGGTGCGCAGGAATGGTCCGGAAAGGGGTTGCAGGTACCGGCCTCGATCCGGGCAGAAGGGCAACAGTACCAACATGACGAGGATTGGGTGACGGAGTCTCTGGATTCCTGTTTCACACTCACCGCAGACGGCAAGATGTCAAATGAGGCGATGATGCAGGTGCACCAAGATTGGTGCACCGGACACGGTCGACACTCACTCTCCGTGCCCAAGTTGACAGAAGCCATCAAGGTCTGGAGTGCAGACCTAGGATACGCTGTGGAGAAGCCGAAGACCAAGATGAGGTTTTCGAATTCACGGCCGAAATTCGGGTTGAAGGGCATATCACCGATAGTGAACGAGCAGGGCAAGCTCGACTACGGAGAGTAATGTCGTGTATCCTATTGTATCCGGTGTATCTATTCTTCCATACCTCGTAGCTTTGTTTTTTCTTCATGGAAACTGACCCGGAAATGTAGGATACAATAGGATACAATAGGATACATAACAACGAGTGACGACGAAAGGCATGAGATGAACCAAACGGTTCGCAACTTTGTGGGGTCAATCGGAGTTGACGGATGATCGTCCGAGTCTGGCCCTGCGACACCGTGGCATCCGGATCGTACCGGACCATCTGGCCGGTCCAAGCACTCAATAACGCCGGCAACGACGACGCCATCCTGGACTACACCGGTCCAACCATCCTGTGGGACCGCAAATGGGACCGATCGCCACTGGACACCGGCGCCCAAGTCGTAGACATGGACAAGCCGGAAGCCGACGTGATCGTGTTGCAACGCCCACAAGGGCAATACTGGATCGAGATCATCAAACGGCTGCAAGCCTACGGCATCCGGGTTGTGGTCGATATGGATGACGACCTGATGGCGATCGAACCGGGCAATGCAGCGTATACCCAGTTCAACCAACCGAACTCACTGTCGCATTACCGGTACACGATGCAAGCATGTCAGATGGCGGACCTGGTGACGGTGACAACTCCAGCGTTGGCGAGCAGGCTGGGCAACCGGCACACCGCAGTCCTACCCAACTGCGTACCGGCGTGGTATCTTTCGATACCGCACGTTGACTCGGATCAAATCGGATGGCCTGGGGAGGTCGGCACACACCCTAATGATCTTCAGGTCACCGGCGGGGTCGTCGGACGGTACGGCGGGCCTATCCGCGTGATCGGCACCGGCGTGAAAGTGTGTGAAGGTCTCGGGCTGTGTGCAGCCGACCGGGCGCACCGGAAACTCGACCTGAAACCACCCGGCCGCAGAGACGAGAACGGCATCTGGCACAGTATCAAATACGAATGCGACCGGATCGACGCCACCGGATGGGTACCGTTCGACCACTACGCCGAAAACGTCGCTAAGGTCGGGATAGGGATCGTCCCACTCGCCGACTCCCACTTCAACCGGGCGAAATCGGCGCTTAAGGTGTGCGAGTTGATGGCGCTCGGCGTCCCCACCGTCGCCTCACCCACACCGGATAACCTACGGATGGCAGCATCCCTGGACATGAAATTGCGGGTCGCCAACACCCCGCAACGTTGGCACCGGCACCTGTCCGGGCTGCGGAAATCCAAGACCCTGCGGGAACACATCAGCGGGACCAACCGAGAGCTGATGAGCAAATACACCTACGGGCGGCAGGCGTGGCGGTGGTGGGACGCCTGGGCATCGGTACTTGCACGTAAGCAAGAGAAGGTGTTAGGATGAGGGATGTGTACCTGCGGATGGCACCCGCACGAAACCGAACGTAAGATCGACTACCGACCGAGGAGAACCATGTCGACCCTGGATGAGATCAACCCGCCGGAACTGCCGCAGCCGTCGGAAGAGGAGCTGCGGGCGCTCGGACAGCGGATGGCCGACGCCGACGCGGAACGGATCGCCCGTGAAGAACGGGAGAAGCTGCTGGAGGAAGAAGCCAAAACCAGTGAAGGTAGCTGATGTAACCCGCGGTCCGCACGCCGGCTGCAACCACTTGTCGGTCGGGTTCAGCCGGATCCGAGACAGTCGGCACATCCTCGGGCTGCGCTGGTGTGTCGGCCGGCGACGCCAGTTCTGGGTCTCGGATTGGCTGTTGAACCGCTATAAGAGACGGCTCGCCCACGACCGGTACTGCCAATGGTGCGCCCAGTTCTATGCGATCCGATATGGAGGCCAGAATGGCCACACGTGAAGTCCGTTTGATGGGCTCGGAATCCCGCCCAGATCCGCTGCGAGCTGCCAAGGCGATCCTGGAAGCCGCCGGGGCCGCAACTGAACTCGGCGTGCCGGAGGATTACCCCGACCTGTTGACCGACGCTGAGGCTTGGACCGTGATGGCTCACGCCCTGGTCTTCATCGCCGAATCCCTCCAGAAAACTGCCGAATGATCGACCAAGCCTATTGGGACGGCACCTGCGAACTCCAACTCGGCGGCAACTCCAAGAGCGAACAGCCCGACCTGTTCATCAAACGCGCCGACGAACACACCACCTTCAGCAAGAACCTCGTCGGAGAGCTGCTGTCCGCATCCCACGCCGCACACGCCACCGCCATCTACCACCGCGGTAAACTGATCGTCTCGTTCGACGGGACCAACGCACGGGTTCAATACAAGCTCGGCGCCTACGACCAACATTCGCAGTCCTACCCGGCGGACCGGATCCACTATGAAGACAAACCCAGCCACTGATCCGTCCGGCGAGGCGTGTCTCGCCCGGCTCAGTGAAGGTTACTGCCCGATCCCGGACCACGGGCCGCTCGAACTGAGCGGCGGGTTGAAGTGGTGGTGTGAAGAATGCAGCTGCGGGTACGAGAGGGTGAATCACCGGTCGTTGATCAGCGGGATCGATTTCACCGCGGGTGTTGCGATCTCCGCCCGCGGCGGTGATCGGTACTTCTCAACCTGGGTGTCAGATGAGCTGGTCACCAACGCGACAGCGGACGGAGCGACTATCTTGTTGTATAACCGCCACCGCTTGCTTGCGCACCGGCAAAATCGAATGTTACAATCGGCGGATGGCTCACACGCCGCTCACAACGAACAGCCGGAGTACTAGAACCCGGCCACATCTGATCGCCACCGCAGGTTTCTTGGTCGGCGCCATGGTTTCGATCAGTGCGAACGTCGCCGACGCCCAACCCGGCACCGGATCCAGATTGTTCGCCTCGTTCTGGCCGGTCGCCCTGCTGATCGGGATCGAAGTGATCACCCGCGAACGATGGGCGCCCGGCAGAGCTCGAGCCTTAGCCAGATATTGCGGAACCGGCACCGTCGCACTGGTCGCCGCGACCATCTCCTACGGGCACCTGTCATCGCTGCTCATGCGTTACGGGGAGAACTCCTTCTACGCCCACATCGGACCCTTGGCGATCGATGGTTTGATGGTGGTCTGCGGGACCGCGATGATCCCCGCTCGAGCCGTTGCGAACCAGTTGGTACACGCGCCGGCAACCGCGAAACCCGCAGTCGTGAAAACTTCGCCGGCTAAACCCGCCGCTAAGGCAGCGAAACCACCGGCCCGGACCGGGCGGCCCTCCCCGTTCCGCAAGACCGATGACGAACGGATCGCCGACCTGAAAGAACCCGCCCTGGCTATACTGCGTAGGTATAACATGGCGGGTAAGAAGCTAAACCGCGACCTACTCCGGTACGAACTGCAACAACCACCCTACTCGCTCGGTTGCTCCGGTGCGCGCCGGGACGCCCTGTGGCGGTGGGTCAGACAGGAGATGCAGAATGCAGCCTAGCATTTGTATAGATCAAACAAACGAACGTTCCCTCGTTTCTCTCTTTCACGCGTGGGGGTGGTTGTTGTGATTGTGGTGGTTTGTCTGGTTGCTACACCTGGGGTGTGGTGGGTGTTGTCGCGGTTGGCGCCTTTCGATCGTCCGCGGTGGCCGCGGTGAGTACGGTGTTTGCGGGTGTGGCTGCGATCCCTGTCCATTTGGTGGACCAGCCGGAGGCGTATCCGTTCTATATCGGGCGGGCGGTGATGTTGGCTGTGGCGGTGGCGGTGAAGAGCGGTCCTTGGCGTCCGGTCGATGTGACCATCCGGGTTGAGTTTTTCGATGAGGGCGTAATGGTCGAGGGTGTGCCGCCGGTGGGGCGGTTGGTCCGGGCGGAGGTGCGGTTACCGTGAGTTCGCCGATTGGCACGTTGGTAGGCAGGTGGTTGTCGGGTCGCCGTCTGGTGGGTAAACACCCGTCGGCTTCTACGTTCCTGCGTCGGGATGATCAGGCGGCGCGCCGGTATTACCGGCATTCTGGGCTGCGCCGGTTGGCGTATCGGGTGCTGTTCGTGTCGATGGTTGCCGGTCTGGGTTTCAGTTATCACGCAGATCCGCATCGGACGGTCGGTGTGGTTCTGGTTGTGTTGTTGGTGTTCGTGGTCGGTGGGTTGGGGGCGTTAGGGTATGGGGCGTACACGTTCCGGCATTCCCGGTTCGAGGTGGCGCCGTTGTATGCGAAGCTTGCGCATGAGTTGAAGGGATTACCGCCGTCCGCCAGCCGTCGTCAATTCAGGGTACCGCGGTCGTGGGATTCGCTGTCGTTGCAGCTGCCGAAGGATTGCAACCCGACTAACCTGCAGCGGCGTCGGGTGTTGAATGTGGTGGAGGAGCATACGGGGCGGGATTACGACACGGATTGGCGTCTGGCCGCTCGGCCGCCGCGCGTTACTTTCAAGGCGCGGCCGCACCCGCCGAAGGTGGTCCCGTGGGCGCAGATCCTGCCGATGCTGTCGGATTTAGGTCCGTCGCAGATCTTGCTTGGGTTGGATGGGTATTCCAGGCCACGGACTTACGACATGGATTACGAGGCGCCGCATCTACTACTGAGTATGGGCACGGGGGCGGGTAAATCTACGGCGTTGATGTCGCTGATCTGCCAGCTACTCCGGAAGACGGGGGAGGGTCTGGTCGATCGGATCGTGGTGTTGGATGTGAAACACGAGTCGGTGAATTGTCTGGATGGGGTGGAGCGGGTGGAGATCTACCGCCGCGCCGACGAGATCGCCCAAGCGCTGTCGACGGTCCAGTCGGAGTTGGACGCCCGAATGGGCGGCAGTGGCCGGCGGGGCAGGGTGGTGTTGATCGTGGAGGAGTCGAACCTGTTCACGGAGAAGTTGCAGTCTTGGTGGGCGGACACGAGGAAGGATTCCGATCCGAAACGTTGCCCGGCGTTGTCTACGGTGTCTGAGGTGTTGTTGGCTGGGCGGGCGTTCCGGATGAATGTAACGACGGTGGCTCAACATGCGAGTGTTGCGGCGACGGGGGGTGGGGGTGGGGCGACTGGGGGGACGGCGTCCCGCAGCCAGTACGGGGTGGTGGTCCTGTGTCGGTTCGATCCGAAGATTTGGAAGTCGTTCACTGGACGGCCGGAGGCTTCTGCTCCTAAGTTGAAGCGGACGCCGGGTACTGCGATCT